ATGGCCAGCATCAAACAGCACAACGGAAAGTGGCGGGTGTTCATTTTCAAGAATGGGGTGCGAAAGACCAAGGTGTTCGATGTCAAGGCGAAGGCGCAAGCCTGGGCAGCCCAAACCGAGGCCGACATAATAGCAGGGAAACGCGGCGACGTTCCGAACAAAACCTTCGGCCAGCTTCTTGAAAAGTATCGTGACGAGGTTTCGCCAACAAAGAAGGGTGAGAGGTGGGAGCGCCTGCGCCTAAACCTGATTCTGCGCGATGAAATAGCCAAGGTGAAGCTGCCCAACCTCAGCCAACCTGATTTTGCCGCATGGCGCGATAGGCGGCTCGAGTCGGTGACTTCGGCCAGCGTGCGCAGGGAATGGGTACTGCTATCGTCTGCCTGCTCCATAGCCGTCAAGGAATGGCACTGGCTAAAAGAACACCCGATGCACGGCGTAAAGATGCCTTCGCACGGCAAGGCGCGGGACAGGATAGCCACGCAGGACGAAATAGAGCGCCTATCGGTGGCTCTCGGATACAGCAGGAAGGAGCCTCCAAGATCGGTAGGGGCGAGAGTCGGGGCGGCCATGCTATTCGCCATCGAATCAGCCATGCGCGCCGGGGAAATCGCCGCGCTAGACTGGCGGAACGTGCATATTCAACGGAGATTCCTGCATGTGGAAAGCGGCAAGACGGACGCCGCCAGCCGGGACGTGCCGCTATCGGAAGAGGCTATCCGGCTACTGCGGCAGATGGGAACCGAAAGCCTGGTATTCAACCTGTCCACCACGCAGATCGACGCCAATTTCCGCAAGGCCAAGAAAATGGCGATGATCGACGGGCTGACATTCCACGACTTGCGCCATACCGCTATCACTCGGCTGGCCAAGAAGCTGGACGTGCTGGCACTGGCGCGCATGGTCGGGCATCGTGACCTGAAAATGCTCATGGTTTATTACAACGAGAGCGCCGAGGATATGGCCGGGCGGCTGGATTAACTGCTACAGCGGTACATTAACAACCCCATTGCCAATGCCTAAAGAATAGTGATAATGCGCAAATGTACCTAACCCTCGTCATCCTTGCCATCCTGTTCTTCGCCTTCCTGGCTTACGCTCCAGAGGTGGCACTTCAGACGCTATTGGCCGGCGTGTGGCTACTGATGATTGTCGCCGGGGTTGGCAGCATTGCGTGGGAAATCGTCAAAAGGCTCTAGCCTCAAACTGGTCCACCGCCTCGTTGAACTTCAGCATCTCCGCCGTGATCCTGTCTTCTATGCGCTTGATGCTTTCCCTTGTTGCATCCTTGGCAATCATTTCGCGCTTCTGCCGGCGCAGCTTTTGAACCACCCTGTCGGCATGCTCGGCACGAACGATAAGGCGATACTTGGGATTGTCGCGCTTGAACTCGTCGGTCGGGACCCCATCATCGCGCCGCCCCTTTAGCTCGGTGGCCAACAGGTTGATCTCCTTCAGGTTGCCGTAGAACTTGTTGCCCTGGCTGGACTGGTTTTCGGTATTCCCATAGAACCGGCCGAACAGAGGGATCTTGTGCGTAGGCAAATCCTCCCCTGTGACCATGGCGCCACCGGTCTGTGCAGCCTTAGACAGTTCACGCCCAACGCCACCAGTAACCTGCCCGATCAGGTAGTCAATCTGATCCGCGGTCGGGCTGAATGCGCCCGGAGTGTAGTCTGTGCCACCAGTCGCCCAATTCACCCCTTCGGCCATGAACTTCGCCCAAGCGCTTGCCGTGTCCTTGTTGCGCTCAAAGCCTGGGGTCGGCTTCATTGAATTGAAGTCATCCTTGTAAATCGGCTTTCCGGTCCAGTCGCGGTTTTCTGCCAGCGCTGCGAACGGGTCAATGGCGGTCGGTGCGATGGTCTGCATCGACAAGCCGGCACTTCCGATGGGGTTGAAGGCTTCGGCGAATACCGCAATCAGGCGAACCACATGCTCGGCCGGATTCTTGAATCCGCCCAGCGCAAACTCGGCCGGGATGCGCCCAAGGTTGGTTATGGCGTGATAACCAAGTGGCATCGGGATGGAAATGTACCGCTTTCCGCCTATCGGGAAAATCAGGTTGCGCTCGCGCATGAATTCAGGCGGCTCGTCATCATCGAACCCGGCCGCGGCCAGAGCCAAGGCCTGCGTGACTCCCAGCAACACCCCCCCACCAACAATAGCCTTGCCCATCTTGCTCAAGCGCAGCGTCTTGATGTCGCCGCCCTTCATGTCAAACACTGTATGTCCGATGCGCGAGGTTCCCTGCATCGCAGCATTAAAGAAGGCGTACAGCGCCCCGGCCTGCTGCCCAGCCTGCCCCTTGCGGTTGAAGTTGACGGTGGTGTTCTTCGCCAGGCTGGCCGCCTGCTGCTTGGTGAGACCGTTGTCGATGGCGGTCTTGTAAATGGCCAGGCGCGTGGAACCTTCCATCATCAGGTTGTAATCAGACAGCCAGTCGAAAATAGGGGTCGCCAAGTCCTGCGCCACGGTCAGCGGCACCTTGAGCGTTCCATCTGCCGTAAACACCTTGCCCCACTTGCTGTTCACCCACCCATGCGGATCAAGCTCATGCTCGATTGCCTTGGCGCGATCTGCGCTGTTGCGGTACAGGTCGCGGTAGCCTGTCATGCCACCCTCGTCCTGCAGCTCTTCCCATAACTGCGCCCATCTCGAGGTTGCCGGATGCCCCTTGCGCTCGGCGCGCGCATCCAGATAGATACCCTTTGCGGCAGACAGGATATACCCCATCACCTCGGCCTTGTGTTTGGCCAGTGGGGTCGAGGTCAGATTCAGTGCCGCGCCCTGCACGTCGCGCACCAGGTTGGTAAAGCCGAAAATCGGGTTATATTGCGTATTGATCGAGGCAAAGTATCGCGTGATCTTGGCTGATACGCCCAGCACGCCGCCCAGCTCAGTAGCGTCCAGGTTCTTCATCGACTGAGCCATGCGCATTGCGCGCTCGTCGTGCTCGTTGAAAATCACCGCCCGTTCGTGAACCTGCCCGTTGCCGTCCTTGATCTTGGCGATTACCACGTTATCGCGGCTCTTGAAGGTCGGATCGATACGCTCTTCCACCAGCCCGGTCGTCTCATTCAGCACGCGCTCGGTAGGCACCTTGCCGAACGTCCAGAAGTCAGGGTTCGGGTTGAGCTTCGCCAGCCCGGCTAGCGCCACGGCAACGCGGTTCTTTTCGCCGCGGACAATCGCCTTCTCGCGCTGCATGGCGATATTGGCGAAGATGTCCACCACGGCAGCCGTAGAACCGGTGCGATGCTTCACTTCCTTACCCTTAATCGAGAACCCCTGCCCGATGCCCATGCTGCCATCGTGATCCTCGCGCATCAGCGGGACGTAGTGCTTGAACATCTGCGCCCAGCTATCGGCCTGGTCCTTGGAAACCAGCCCGTAGGAAACGTACAGGTCGCGCGTCTTGGCGATGATGGAATCCACCTTCGCCGCGGTCGCGTCCAGCCGCTTGAGCTTGTCCGCCGGCAGCTTGGCGAAATAATCGTCCGCCTCCTGGTTGGTCATTCCAGAGCCGCCGTCCTGCATATTCGGGTCGCGCTGCGCGATCAGCGCATTGGCTTCCTTTGCATGGCGTGCGTGCAGGTATTCGTCAAGTTCGTCCATGGTCAGGCCGCGCGCCTGCATCTCCACCAGCAGCGGCTTGAGTTCGGTGTTGACGAAATCCTGAGTGCGCTTTGCCGCCCGTCCGTGGAATAGCTCTTCCTGCAGGTAGGCGTTGTATTTTTCCGCCAGTTGCGCACCGGTACTGCGCACCGCCTCGACCACCCGCTTCAGGTCGATGTTCTTGTCCTGCAGCTTGTAAACCAGATCATCGAACATCGAAGGCTCTGGAGAGTCCCATGAGGCGCTGCTTCCTGCCTGACCGCCTTGAAGCGGGATACTTCTCTGCCGTGGAGGACGGATACCGGGATAGGAAAGGCCGATGTCGCCTGTTGCCGATGGCGCAACAGACGCCAGCGGAGAGTCTAGTGCTTCAGAATCCGCAGGCTTGGATTGAGCTTTTGAAAGTATGCGACGGCTTCGTTCTGCGCTTGCTGAAGCTGCCCTAGTTCGGAGTTCGTCAGTCGTTCGGAAACCAATGAGGTATTGGGCTTCGTCACTGGTGAGCGCGCTTGGCTCAACGCCGAAGAGTTCTCTGATTGCTTGTCCATGACGCACCTCCAAACTGCGAACGATTTTCGCATCAGGTGTAATGTTACCAGAACGGCTGGCGTTTGTCAGCAGCACCGCGCCAGATACAACACCGCCTTGCGACTGGATGTAGCTCGCCAGGTCGGCCAGCGTACCGCCCATCGTGGAAACATCATCGACCAGGACATACTTCTGCCCGGCCACCACTTTCCCTCCAAACTCGGAACGCGCGATCAGGCGCTCCATTGCGTCAGCTCCGGTGTGGTAGGCCTTGTTCGTCTGTAATATACCGGTTGCCAGCATACCGCCGGCCTGCTCTACATAATGCCGTGCCAGCGCATTCGGTATCTGATTCTTACCGGACGCCTCCAGTGCCATCACCGGAAGATAGGCCACATCGTCGCCGAACTTTGCACGCGCCGCCTCGATGCTCTCCGGCTTGACAAGATCGGACACAAGCCGCACCGCCGCGCCGATGTCGCCGCCCTTGGCCGCCTTGTAGTCGGCATGGCGTTTCAGCGTTACATCGTTACGGAAGTCGGACATCACTTCGCCTGTGAATGCGTTGCTGCGCGACGAAGCATTGTCGTTCTGAGTGCGCGATGCCATTACCGCTCCACCCGTATCTTGCACGCCTTCCTGTTCTGATTCTGACACCGCGCGTATCTGCTCGCGGAGCATGGCGACTACATCTGCATCGCTCACACCTTCCGACTGCTTGCCTAGCATCCTGGCGACGAAGGCGCGCACCGCATCGGCCACCCGCTTGAGCATGCCAAGCAGGTTGTTGCGCATGACTACCGGCACCTTCACACCGTAACGGCTCAGAATCGCGTCATGGTCTCCGGTCACATAGGCGGCCGTCAGTTCGGCAATGGCTTCGTCCAGGTGGGTCTTTTCGCTGTATGTCTGGCCACGGTCGGCGGCAATGGCCTTGGCGAGCTTGCGCACAAAGCCGTTCTTTCCGGCATGATCCAGCGCCGCAGCTATGCCGCGATCCAGCATGCGGATCCCGCCATGCCCGGCCACTTCATGCACCGCCACCCATACCGCGCGTTCTGGCGTGGCGATGTTGCCCGCGATCAGATAGACGGTTTTGGTCAGCGGGTCATAGATACCCTCGGTGCCTTGGTCTATCGGCTTGGCCGCACGAAGCGCGCGCAGGTACAGCTCGGTCGGTATTTCCTTGACTGACCGCACAACCTTGACGTTCTTGAACCCTGCCCAGCTTGCGCGCAGTCTGGCGGTGGCTTGGGTGACGGACTCGACGGTTTGACCTGCATTTTGTGCCGATACGCTCTGCATCACCTCGCCGGAGTCTGACAGTTCGCGCGCCCGCTCCAGCAAGTCGGCATTACCCTTGGTCAGCATCTCGACCTGCAAAGCCTTGGCCGGCCTGTAGCGCGCAGCAAAGTCATCGTCCGCCCGATCCAATCCGCTCAGATTATGGATGATGTCGGCCAGCTTGATGGTCTGCGCTTCAGCACTTATTTTAGAACTGCGCTCTCGCTTGGCCGCCTCGCGCTCTTCGCGGGTGCCAGCAGTCTTTTCGTCAGTCAGTTCGGCTACAAGGTCGGCCACCTTATCACCCAGCTCGCGGCGCACGTCCTCGATGGTCGCCTTGGTATCCTCAACCGTGTCATGCACCCATGCGGCGGCCAGCATTTCCTCAGTGTGCGGAACGGTTTTCAGCACCTCAACCACCCCGGCCGGATGCGTAATGTACGGCTCGTTGGTGAACTTGCGGCGCTGGTCTATCTCGCCGTGATGCCGGTCGGCGAATGCCTTGGCCTTCTGCACCAGCTCGGAGTCAGACTTATCCTGGCCATCCCTGACCATTTCGGCCTCGAGTGCCGCTGCTTCCTTGGTCTTGTCTGCCAGTTCCTGCGCAAACTGGAACGGCGCATCCATCCTGCCTTCAAGTGAGCCGCGCTTGGACTTGGCATCGGCTATTGATTGGCGCATCTCGTCAGGCTTGCGCGCAATGGCGGTCAGTGCGTTGGTCGCGCGGATCGTCATGCCAACCGGATCTTCTATCGGGTCGCGCGCCAGGATAACGCCATCCTCGCCCACCTTCATTTCCAGCCTTGCGTAATAGCCCAACACCTTGCCGTCATTGTTGCGGTCGATATTTCCGATGATCTCCACCGGGAAGCCGGACAACTCGCCGGCCACCTCGCGCCCCTCTTTGCTGGAATCGGTGTATTGCTTCAGCTTGGCCAGCAGCGCCTCGCCCCATTCCTTCCTCTTATCGAACACCTGCTTGCCAGCCTTTGCGGTGAACCGGTCTCCGCTCAAGTCCTGCACCTTGGCGGCCAGCTTCTCTGCTTCTGGAAGCCTGCGCTCCGAAACATCGATGGTATTTCCGGCGAGCATGTAGGATTCCTTCATGCGCATCCGGTTGTCTTCGTGCGCCCGATAGAGCCGCTGATACTTCTCGATGTCCGCCTTGAGTCCGGCCAGTTGTACCGCCCTAGGATCTCCGGCCGTCATGGCCGTGGCCATCTCGAACTGGCTCACCTCGGAAATGTCGTCCAGCGTGCGCACCGACGAGTCTCCGGAGAGCGCCTGATCGATGAATCGCTGCTTGCTGGCCAGCATCTGCCACATCACCGTGTCGTAGCTGTCCTTTGTCGAATAGGCGAAAACCCTAACTCGGCGGTTCTTATTCCCTTGACGGATGATGCGCCCCTCGCGCTGCTCGAGGTCGGACGGATACCATGGCGTGTCCAGGTGGTGCAAAGCGCGCAGGCGCTGCTGTGCGTTGACGCCAGTACCCATGTTCTTGCTGCTGCCTGTCAGGATGCGCACGCGCCCGGCGTTGAAATCCTTGAACAGCTTTTGCTTGGCGTCCGACTTCTTGTAGTCCGACATGAAGGCCACTTTGCTCAACGGGATGCCGGCACCCTGCAGGCGCTTCTCGAACCATGCGCGCGCATTGAACCCGCGATGTTCCGCCACCCCGGCACCAAAGCCAAGGTCTGAGAACACCATCTGCGTGGCACCCTTGGCCTCTTCCACCTTGCCGGTTTTTTTGTCGGTGTACTCGAAATCGGCGTATTTCTTGTATGACCTGATAACGCCATCGATCATCTGGTTCAGCTTGGAATTCGGGTCGGAAGGCAGCGACGGGTCGATGAAGCGCATGTCGATGGCCGCCAGCCTGCCATCACCGATGATCTTGATGATCGGATCGGGGTTATTCGGCTCATCCCTCGATGGCTTCCAGTCGCGCGACTTTTTGAGCCGGCTCGCCAGCACTTCCTTGTACGCGCGGTAATCCTCGACTGCTGGGGTGACGACCAGCCGGCGGTTGCCTTCCTTGAGCTTTGGCCGCTTGTCTCCAAGCATTTCCGCCAGATGGTCTGAGGTCAGGACATCGGCGAACTCGCGGAACATCTGCGTCAGTTCTGGCACGTTCACGAACTTCGAGAAGCGCGTTACCGGTGAATACTTGCCGGAAGCATCGGCCTCGATGGCGGTATGCTCTTCGCCAAACATGGATGCCCAGGCATCGAACTCCTGCAAGCCGCGCTCTTCCAGCACCTGCGGAGCCATGAACCGCTGCACGGTATAAAGTTCGGCTATCGTGTTGGTGATCGGCGTGCCGGATGCCATGACCAGAGACCGGCCCGGCTTCTTCTGTTCCAGCCAGCGGGTTTTCATCCACAGGTCGAAGGCGCGCTCCGAACCAGTGGAGCTGATGCCCTTGACCTGCCTTGTCGTGGTGAACGCCAACTTGCGGAATTCGTGCGCCTCATCGACGTACAGCATGTCCACGCCCATTTCGTCAAAGCGCACGTTCTTGTCCTTGCCTTCGCCGGACATGGCGGCCTTGAGCTTTTCTTCCAGTTTTTCGATGCGGTTCTGGATGTCGCGCACGCGAGGGCTGCGGCTCTTCTTGGCATCGTCCACGCCTTCATCGTCCAGCATTTCCTCCATGGCCGCTTCCATCTGGTCGAGCTGCTCTTGGATCATCTTCTGCTTGAACTCAGGGTCCAGGTCGAGCAGCTTGAATGCGGAATGCGTGATGATGACGCCATCCAGGTCGGACATGGCGGCGCGCGTCACGAAGCGGCGGCGGTTCTCGGTATGGAACTGCTTTTCGTCGGCAACCATCAGGCGCGCTGCCGGGTAGAGTTGCAGCCATTCCTGCGCAAACTGCTGCAGCATGTGGTTTGGAACAACCATCATTGGCTTGTTAATCAGGCCGAGGCGCTTCTGTTCCATGGCCGAAATAACCATTTGCCAGGTCTTGCCGCTCCCGACCGCGTGGGCCAGATAGGTATTGCCGGTCTGAATGACGCGCCACGCGCCGCGCTTCACATGGTCGAATACCGGGATGGTCGAGGTCGTGCCGGGCAAGGTCAGGTGCCGGCCGTCAAACTTGCGAGCGACGATGGTATTGAATTTGTCGTTATACAGCGCAACCAGCTTGTCGGTGCGCGCGCTGTCCTGCCACATCCAATCCTTGAAGGCTTGGCGCATTTCCTTGAGCTTCTGGTTTGCCGCCTCGGTGGCGTTGGCATCGAACACAGTCTTCTTGTCGGACCCGCTGCCTTCCGTCCTGGTAACGCGGATCGGCCTGCCGGTCAGCCCGGCTTCCAGAATGTCGGCGGCGTTGCGCTGCGGCGTACCCCAATCCGAGGTTGCCTGCACGGTGCTATACCCGGAAATGGCATCGACGCGCCACTGGCCGGTATGCTCGTTGTAATCCACCGTCGCCTTGACTCCCGTCTTTTCCCGCAGGAATTGCGCATATACCTCGCTGGGGATCCAGTTCATGCCCAGCGCCGCGGTAATGTCTGCCGGGGATACCGGAGCCGGCTGCGCCGCGATCAGCGCCTCCACGTTGCGCTCGAAGCGTTTGTCGGCCTTGGCGGCTTCCTTGGCTTCCTTGAGCTTCTTCTTCACGTTGCCGGACAGGTATTCGTCCTGCATCTGCCAGCCTTGCGATGGAGATTCGTAGATTGACGAGCCAAGCGCCTCGATCACTTCGCGCTCATTCAGCCCGATACGCTCTGCAATCAGCGGCAGGTTGACTGTGCCGGTGTCATTCAGGACAGACAAGAGCGCATCGTGCGGCGTGCTGATGTTGGCAACCTTGCGCATTTCCAGCACGCGCTTGTGCAGGAACTCGCCCTCCTTGATCTCGCCGGTTTCCTCGTTGAGCGATTCCAGCGCGTACAGCTTGGAATACTCCGGATCATCCATGAGCTTATTGAGCAGGTCGAAGCGGCGCGACGGCGTGACAACCTCGACCTTTTCCCCGGTATCCTCGTCTATTTCCGTAGTGGTGCGCTCGACAACGGTGTTTTGCAGGATGTTCCCATGCTTCTTGACGAAAGACTGGTATTCATTCCGCAGAGCTTTAAGAGAAGCCTCCCAATCCCCATCGTTCAGCTGGTCGTATTGCGCCTGATTCACCGCATCGCGCAGCTTCACGAAGTCCTTGACCATGGGGATGCTCTTGAGAGCTATGTTTGCCGGAACGCCTACGCGCCCCTCTATCTGCATCAGCCGGCCATCATCGGCAACGTAATAGTTACCCTCCTTCTTGGCCTTCGGATTCCAGTCGATCTCCCGTACCTGGGCGGCCTGTGCGGAGCTTCCCGCTTCCGGCCGGTAGGCATCCTTGGGCAGCTTGTCGATGGCGTCCGTCAGCAGCTTCTCGATAGGCACCGACTTGTTGGGCAGCACGGTGTACTGGTTCTCGGCGTACATGCCGTTCTTATCCAGAGCACCCTCGCCAAGCACCATGTCTGGATTTTTGGCGAAATACTCATTGATAAGGTGCGTGCCGCCCTTGACCTTGATCTTTTCCAGCTTCATCCAGTCGTGGCCTTCAAAGGTCTCGCCCGGAACCTTCTTGCGCAGGAACAGGATGTCCGTGACGACTTCCGTGCCGGCGTTCTTCTTGAAGGCCGTTTCCGGCAGCCGGATCGCCCCCAGCAGGTCGGCGCGCTCGGCAAGGTATTGCCGCGCCTTGTCGCCCTGCTTGTCCATGGTGTAGCGGCTGGTAACGAACATCACCAGGCCGCCCGGCTTTACCTTGTCCATGGTTTTGGCGAAGAAATAGTCGTGCAGCGCAAAGGCGTTTTTCTTGTAGCGCGGGTCCGACAAAACCTTGGTATCCGAGAAAGGCGGGTTTCCGATGGCCACATCGTAGAAGTTGTCAGGCAGGGCGGTGTCGATGAACGATTCCACCAGGATGCGCTCGTCCGGCTGCAGGTGTTTCAGGATGGCACCGGTCAGCGCGTCATACTCGATGCCGGTATAGATTGAATTATTGGACACGGCGGACGGCATCAGGCCGGGGAATACCCCGTTACCGGCGCCCGGCTCAAGAATCGCGCCACCCTTGAACCCGAGGCGGTCCAGCGCGCGCCACATCTCATTGACTACTTCCTTGCCGGTGTAGTGCGCATACTGCGTGGACCGCTCGGCGGTAGCCCATTCCTCATCGGTCAACAGCCCTTTCAGGCGGTCGCGCAACTCCAGCCACTTGATCGCGTCCTTGTCCTTGAGCAAGTTTTCCAGCATGGGCTTGCTTACTTCCTGCCCATACATGACAGGATGGCCAGCCGCATTCAGCATGGACGTGACCGTATAGTACGGGCTGGCGTAATCGTAGCGGCTCAGAGACTCCTTGCCGTTCTTTGTCAGCCATTCATGCGCGTCGTTGTAGGTATCGACCGCGCGCTTGACGCGATCAATCTGCGGGTCGAATATCTTGTTCCGGATGTCGGACGCGCCCCAGCCGATGAACCGGGCGAGCTTAGCCTGCTCTTCGCGGGTGGCCTTGCGGCCTTCTGATTCGAGATTTTTTACAATCTCGATGGCCTCGATGTTTTGCCGGGCCTTGACCAGCCAACTCCCCTTGTAATCCAGGTCGGAGTCGGTGAAGTGGTAGTTCAGTCCTGACTTGGCCGGGATGTCTCTTCCGGCGGGAATTCCAGCTGCTCGGCCAGCACGATCTCCCTTGCTTGGTGCAGCGCGGCGTTGTAGATCGCCGTCCGCTCCATTCCCTGCACCTCGTTCATCCCCTGCTTGACCGCTATCTGATGCGCCAGGGATGTCGTTAGCGACGATATTTCCTCCGAGCGCTCCATGATGAACGCTTCCAGATTGCCGCTCGATTGCAGTTCCGCCATCAATTCCGGCGCCTTGTGCTTGAGTGCTTCGCGCACCAGGTTGCTCGTTTTCATGCTGCGCTCCTTGTGTGGTATTTTTGCCACTACCCGATGCTTCATTATTGCTTATGGTTGCATTTTTTGCTATAGTGTGCTTGGAGGAACCAGAAATGAAATTACCAGATAAGTTTCCCGTAGGCACCAAGTTCTTCGAGTCGGAAGGCGGAGATGCTTTCTGCAAGATTGGCGACGACTGGTTCAGGCTGGATTGTGAGCTGGGAGATGAGCCGTCGCTTTGCCCAATGGATAACGCGCCGATCTCGTACTTATTCTCCGTGTCCGAAGAATACTTCTTGGGCGATCTTGCAAAGGCGGCAGCATAAAGCGCCTTCTGCGCGTCGTCCAATTCGGCCTTGAGCGGGTCGTCATCACGAAGCACTCTTGAGTGCTCATAAAGCTCGTGACCTAAATCTTTAGCGGCCAACATGGCGGGGATGTTAATCTGAATTTCCGCTTTCGTTCCATCCTTCAAAACCACGTTGATTAGAATGTCACGATAGCCGAGCGGATCAGGCTCTTTGAATCTGTCTTTCAGGCGCTCGCCCCTTCTATCACGGTCTAATACAAATTTCTCGCGGATGGCTTTAATGGCAGCCTGAATATCATCAGTTGACTTGACGACAATAGTGGCGCGTAGCAGGTCGCGCATTTTTTCTGTCTCATACCTGCGCACGCCAAACAAGTCAGGCGCAGACCTGTTTTCAATATGCAGTTTCTCAGCCGCCCGACCAATCCCTTTCACCTTCGCCAGCATTTCGCCGATACCGACCTCATTGGCAATCTCAACAACCATCCGGTCGAACTCCGGCTTATTCTTCTCAGCCTTGGCAAGTAACGGCTTGAGTGCAGCTTCTGCAGCCGCACGGTCCTCTGCGCTGATGGTTGTATCTTTGGCCTTCGGAGCCTTGGCGATCAGGTCATGAGCGCGTTGCAGCACATCGCCAGGCACGAACTCATGCAGCGCAGGTAGCTTGAAGTTGCGGCCATCAGATTTCTTGTCCGCGTTGGTCATGCGATCCTGAACGTGACCGTCTTCGCTCTTTCTGGCTTCTGCCTCCATCCGGTCAGCGGCGGCACGCAGCAACTCGGCGGCGGACATTTCGCTTGCAGGCTTGTGCGGTGTGTTGGCGCGGATGGCTTCGGCGTATTTCCTGGATGGTTGCTCAACCAACACAGCGGCCAGTTTGTTGAAATAGACAACGGGGTACTTCGCCCCCATGTCTGAAGTAATATCTCCTGCCGCAGCTCCGATACCAGACTTGATTCCGTTGCGCTTGAGGCCGAAATGCTCGATCAGGAACGGCGAGATTTCAGGCTGACGCAGGTAGGTATGACCATCTTGAAGCTGCGGGAATGCGGCTTTCCATTCTGAGAATGTCGGGTTTTCTCCGTCCTTGATCTTATCTGCTGCAGCTTTCTGCGCCGCAACAATCTTTTCGTGCTGCGCCGCGAATCCAGATTGCGCATCCATCGTTTCGCGCAAACTCTTCGCGGCAGCACCCTTACTGTCCATCAGATTGCCAGCAAGCTCTCCGCTTTGCGCTATCCACTTGCCGCGCCCAAGCTGGCCTTTACCTTCGCTGAAAACGGTATCGGTCGGCAGGCTGTACTGCTCGATTATTGCTTGATCGCTATTTACGCTTCCTGCCTGTGCGCTTGACGTTTTTTCCGAAGGCAGATCAAGCAGACTTGCCTGGCCATGGGCTGCGCCAACATCTGCAGGACGGTCAGAACCGGTCAGTAAGAATTCATCAGGGGATGGCGCAGAGTCGCGCTTTGCTTTCTCGTCAGCGGATTTCTTGGCGGCAGTTTCGCGCGCCAATACTTCGGCATTGGTGTAGCTTTGCAGAACCGGTGCTTCCTGCTCAAACAGCCCTTGATTATCAAAGAACCCTTCCGGCATGTTGCCGGCCGCATTCTTGGCTGCCTCGTCCAGCCAATCCCTTGGCAGGAATTTCGCCAGCTTTGCATCCAGCTTGGCCAGTTGATCGCGCACATAGCGCGAGGCGTCCTTCATTTCGTAGTAGCCAAGGCGGAAGGCGGCATCGAACATCTTGACCAGAACCGGCATCCACTTCGGCCTGTCCTCCGGCACGATGTTCATTACCCCGGCCATCCCGCGCAGCAGTGCGCCAGCCTCGGCAAGTGCCGATTCCATATCGGCCTGCGCCTGGGCGCGTGCATCCTGTCCTGTTGATTCGCGCGCATCCAGAATGGCTGCACGGTTGGTCTTGCTGATGAAAGCCCACCCGGCAGGCTTGATGTCCAGCCCGGCCTTGGCAATGGCCTCCTTGCGTTGGTCGCTGGTGAGGGATTCCCACCAGGATTTTGACTCTACTTCTTGTTGCGTTCCTGCTTCGGCGGACCGGACTTCTTGAGCTGCTCGATCACCAGTTCGTCCTGCTTGGTCTTCGGCTCCCCGCTGAACATCCTGCCCAGCAGCGCCGCGCCCTGCGGACTGTCCCAAGTCTTGCGTCCCTGTGGTGTCATTGTCGAACCTCCTTAAAACATCCTCACGAACCGTACCCGTCCCGCCGAACATATCCCCGGCGGCATTGTGTGCAGCACCCTCGGCAGCGTAGTTCGCCGCTCCGTTCAGCGCCTCAGTGATGCGCTTGGCTGACCGCACGTTCTGCGCGAACATATCCAGCACCACCTGCACACCATTAGAATGCGCCAAATCCTTCTGATTGGCAAGTTTTGTGACAGAAACACCTTGCCGGCCGGCATTCACCACGGCCGTTGCGGCCTCCACAATCAGCGGACGGATGTCCAAATCACCGGCACCTTCCAGCTTCATCATGGCCGGCGCCGCATTGGATAGCGCGGCGATCACGGTTCTGGCTTCCGGTTCGGTAGATTGCACCGCCAGTTCTACCAGTTCCTCACTGCCATAGGCTTGATACAGACTCGCGCCGAGCACGCGATCCACGGCCTGCTTGGTCGGCACGCCATTTGGCGCCAGGTTCTGCCTTTCCCCTTCCGGCATGGCCTGAATAAAGCCGCGCATCGCCTCGGTGGTCGGCGTGCCGTTCTCGTTGAATGTCAGCGCGGCAATGTCCACCCTTCCGGCATCGTTGCGAGCCTGTTCGACCGCGGACAATCCAAGCGTGCCGGTGGTGTTGCTCTCGTCGCCGATACTTTCCGTCACATGCTCGGCACCGATCAGGCGCACCAGTACCGGTTTTTTCATGCCGCGAATCACGCCAGCATTGATGCCATGCACGCCTTCCGCCTTGGCGATGGCCTCCTTGTATGCCAGTGCCGTGCCTTTGCTGTACGCCTCTATCACCCCGGCCGTGCGGCCGTTGTTGATCGCCACCAGCTTATAAGGATTGGCGGCATATTCCGGATTGCGCGCGCCGTCCGCAAAATTGGAAGTGGCGAGCTGGTCTGCCTCGACAACGGCATACCGGAACGGGATCTCGCGCTTCCCGGTAACTACCGCATCCTCATTGCCGATATGCTTCACGACCCCCTTGTTTTCCAGGTCGGTCACAACAGGGGCGCCGTTCTCCATGGTTGGGGATGCCATCAGCAGGCGCGGGTTTGGATTGGCTGCGATGGCCTGCATCTGCAGCACAGAAGCCTTGCTGTTGCGATTGCGGTTTTGCAGGGATTGAATAACCGGGTTTGTTACTGCACCCCGCCCTGCGGCGGAGTCCAGTACAGCTCCACCTTGTCCAGCGCCGCCCACAGTTGCGCCGGTATCTGGTCGCAGTTCAGTTGATCGGCCAGCATCAATGCCTGCGCCTCCTGTTCGGTCAGCACTTCCAGCGGCATCCAGTACGGAAGTTCTTGGTGCAGCAGTCGTGCCATTGGCGGACTCCGGTTGTTGAGCGACATTCGCGGCCGGTTTTTTGATGGGCGCCGCGGGTTGTACCATTTCAGGCAGCTGCGGCAGACTATTAAGGTATTCGCGCTGCGCCACGTTCAGGTGCAGCACCTTCCCCTTGCTATTGACCAGTTTCTTTCCGCCTGCGGCCAGCCTGTAGCCGCCCAACAGGTATTCATCGACCTGGGCGATCTTCTGCTCAAGCGTGCGCTCCGCATTCGGCTTGGCTTGTGGATGGCCAGGAATGCCAAGATCCACGGCCGGCTCTTCCGGCATGGCATTGAACGCCTGATAAGCCTGTTCGCGCTTGGCGATGATGGCCTTCTCTTCGGGCGTGGGCATGGGATTGTTCGGGAATTCCGACTCGAGCGCGGCCAGGAATGAAATACCGGGCGTGCGCTCTTCTGGATTGGTATAGACATCATCCAGTAATTTAAGGCGTGCCGCGCGTGTTTCTTCGGCCTGCACGCCTGCGACTCTGGCATCCACAGACTCAAGCGCCGACTCGCGCTGGATACCTTGCAGGTTAATCAGGCCTGCGCGGCGCTGTTCTACATCGGCGCGCTCTTGTGCCACAAGGTCGGCCAGCTCATTGACTGCGCCGAAACCGGTTGTGCCTTGCGATAAGGCTCCGAATTCGCGCACAGGCGGCGTAGCCTCTTGCGCCGTAGCCGGATCATCCAGCAGATCGGTAGCGTCAAGCGAGGTTGCATCGTCGAACTTCTGCAGGGCCTCATCAACGGATGGCGCGGCGAGGATGTCTTCGGGGGTGGTAATTTCGTTTGCGGCAGAAATTAACCCCTTGTATTCGAGATTATTGCCTGGTGCTTTATTGTAGTTGTAGGCTGTTTCGGCGGCGCTTTGCGTGAAGCTGGATAGCGCCTCGATGGTAGCGTCAACGGCATCACCCTTTCCGGTTGCCGCCATCTCGCCAAAGTATTCGCCAACACCTTCGCCAAGCGTTTCCATGCCAAGGCCGGTGCCGGCAATGCCAGCTTTTTTTCCGACCGACAGTGCGGACGTTGCAGCCTTTTCTCCGGCTGTGACTGCCGCCTTGTAGAGTGCCTTGTCTGCAGCCAATGCGGCATTGATCGTTGCGGGAGTTGACATATCCACCCCAGCATTGAGCAATACCTCGGCTTCTGCTCTTGCCCCGGCGCGTTTCGCCAACTGCCCACCAATGGCGTTAGCCGTGACTCCGCCCATTTTCAAAGTTGCAGCATCGACCGCTGTTATCACCCCAGCCTTGACAGCACCCTCTTTAATTGCCTCGCCGCGCTCCGCCTCGGTAAATCCGCCTTCCGACTTTTCAAGAGCCTTGCCACCAGTTTCAAGCAGTGTGTTACCAAGGAACATGCCGCCAAGAAAACCAAGCGCGCCGCCTACTGCCGTTCCAACGCCAGGCGCAACCATTGTCCCAAGAGCCGCTCCCGTCTGCGCTCCAGCCAATCCGCCGCCAAGCGCAACAGCACTATTCGGCGCCTGCTCGGCAATCATTTGAACGGTTCCCATCTTATTGCGGCCGGCCGCGGCCAGCGTATCGCCGATCTGTCCAGCAACGCCTTGCTCACGGTCAATAGCGGCAATCTCTTCTTGCAGCTTGCGCTGTTCGGCTGGCGTGTTAATGGCAGCGGATTCTTTGGATGCCGCAGCATAACCCTCTACATCGGCAAGGTCGCCGGTATAGGTATTCCCGGCCGCACCAACCATGCGCCCGGTTTGCTTGGCTCCGGTCCAAACATTTTTCACTGCACCGATCAAGCCGCTTGGAGCTTCGGATTCCTTCGGAATTAAATCGTCAAACGCTCCGGCAGATGAGGTGTTACCAGGAATAAGATCGTCAAATGCGCCCATGCTTTCCCTTTAGATTGGCTGGTATCCTGCCGCGGCAAGCCGCTTGTTTACATCGTCCCTGTTCGCCCCGCGCCGCACTGCATCCATGGCTTGCTCGCGCATTCCAGAGTTTCCACCACCTTGATTAATCTCCGACAACGGCTTCTTGTATTTGACGGTTTTGGTGCTTTCGGTGTTCGGATCAACGGTTTTCTCTTCAACATCGGCCATGCTCTCGCCCTTCACCGTATGGCCCAGCGCGGCAAGTTTGCTATCAACATCGGCGAGTGCTGTTGCGCGCCCTTCCCCGGTAAACCTCGCGGCGATACCGGCGCGCGTTTTCAGCAATCGCCCAATCTCTTCCTTGTCTTTCGCTTCTTTCTTCATCTCGTTCAGCTTGAGGCGGCGCACCTCTTCCTCCATCGGGTCGCGCTTTGCGGCAGAAATCAGCCCTTCCTGCCTGATTCTTTCCGGCAGGCGCTCCTTCTCCTTGCTGAACTTGTACTCGTCGATGGCCTTGGCCTTCTCCATCTCCATATCAAGAAGCTCTTTTTTTAGGTCGCGCTCCATCTGCGCCTTCTCTTCCATTGCGCCGGTTTCGGCCAGCCCCCTACCGGCTCCACCCAGCCCGGCGAAGATCAGACCCAAGCCGCTCATTTTTGCGCCCCTTGTGCAATCAGCCCTTGCGCCTGCTGACCGCTGCCCTGGGTGAGCTGCACCATCGCCTGCTCGGCTTGTTGCGGATCAACCCCGAATGCGCTCATCAGGCCGAAGATGGTCTTCTCCATCGCATCGCCTATCTCTTCATCGGAAATCTCAGCGATACCGGCGCGCTTCACGAAGTCTGCGGCGTGCATCAACAGCTCAAGCGCTACGGGGATAATCAGTTGCGGAGGGAGTGTGTTGTTGGATTCTTTCCAGATGTAGGTCATGATGCGCACCATGCCCACGCCCAACTTGTCGCCCATTGCGGCTGGATCGCCGGCAAGTTCCTTGACGATCAGGCTCCGGGTTTCTGGCGAGAACATGATTTTCATGCCAGCCAAGACCATTTTCTGATACGGCTTCTCCATTTCAGGAGGGATCTGCATCTTGGCGCGTACCGTTTCGATGTCCAACTTTCCCGCTCCTTGGCCTGGCGATTGCTCGGATGCGGAAATTTTACCCTCTTCCGTTTCCTGCATCAGTCCTGCACCTTGCACTTCTGGCTGTTGTGGCTGCATGTTGTATCCCCTTGGATTAAGCGACTCGCGGCATGTTTATCAGGCCGGGCGTAGGTGTTGCGGTAACGGTACTGACGTTTACCGGCGGCACGGCATACGGGTTTGGCGCGTTCGGGTTGATTGCGCTGGTCACAGGCTGCGCGGCAAGGCTCTGGTTGTAGAGCTGGCGCAGCCGGTTAGCCTCGGCGATGTTGCCATTCTGCAAGGCGGTTCTCATTTCAGCCTCCATCTGCGCCTTTTCAGTTTCCCCGAAGTACCCAGCAACCCCTTGAACACTCTGGCCAAGCATCATCTTGGTTCCTGAATCTAGCCGCTTTATCTTGTCCCATGCTCCGCCTGCGGAATTCTTTGCTGTATCCAGCACACCTCCGGCCGCATTCCCCGTGTTTGCCGCGGCATTCTTCACCCCTGTGTTGATTAACCCGTCGGTCATGGACGATGGGTTTCCGCCCATGGCCAATTCCTTGGCAACGCTCTGGTTGAGCGCGTTCGTTCCTGGCGTGGCGGCATTTAGCATATTGCCGGTATCGGCCACGTTCACGGCATCCATCACGCCCTTTTCCGCAGCCATTGCATCAGCAGCTGCGCCGCTTGCCGTGCCTGCCGCGCTTCCGGCCTTGCCGACCGTATCTGCCGCCTTACCCCAATTCGCCACCCCTTCACCGAAGAAACCGGAGCTACCAAGCGCTCCGGCACCAGCGGCGATGCCGCCCAGCATGGTGAGTTTTTTGTTGCCAGTGACAGACCCGGCAACCATCGCCACACCTCCGGCCATCTGCAATCCTGCCATGAGGCCAAGGCTTGCCCCGCCGGTGGGGATCGCCCCAGCAATCGCTACCGCACCCCCTACAATTCCCGCTACTGAACTCATTTTTGCCCCCACTTTCTGCATGATTTATTTTGCTGGTAATGTTTTTGCATAAGGCGCCTCTGTCAAAATGAAGTAGTTAAAGGTTGCGTCCTGCCAGGTCTGCCTGAACCCGCACCGCTCGATAAAGCGGCGCTCTGCATCGTGACCATGGAATAGCCTGGTAGTCAGGAAGCCGTGCTTCTCCAGCAAGACGGAAAGCGTGTCAGCGATATTCTTGCGGGTGATCGCACTGCCGATATACTCCGGCTTTGCGCAAACGTGCATCTCGGTGCCGCGCAGCATTACCACCCCGCACAGGTCGCCTTCTCGATAAGCCGGGATCAACTCCCACTTGGCAAGCTCCGCTTCTATTTGCGCTGGCAGGATGCCGTTGTCTGCAAGGTGCTTGCGCAGGAAGTCATACACCATTACAGCTTGTTCAGCCGGGTATATCGCTTAGCTGGAGCTGGCGCCGGAGCCGGAGCCGTTACCGGAGCTGCGGTAGTGGCAGGAGCCGCTGCCGGAGACGATGCCGCGGATTGGGCTGGGGCTGGGGTAACGTCTGCAAGCACACCACGGATATTGATGTTCGATATTGCAGACAGCAAAGCCATACCATCCTTGGCGCGTTGCAGCGAACCTGCAATCATGCTGGCGCGCGCCGCAGGATCGGTGATATTCGTGTCGGCGTTGATCTTGTAGATTTCATTCATGTGCGTATCCCACAACTTCGCCGCATCACCGCTGGCCTGTATTTGGTTGTTGTACGCCGCCTGGATGTTGGCCAGTTCAACCTTGTTTGCCGCGTCAAGTGATGTGATATTGGAGCGCGTTACGGCATCCAGATTGGCGAAGATCGCCTTGTTTGCGGTCTCGGCATTGATCTGCTTCGCCTGTTCCTCGGCTGAGAACTTGGCTTGCGCAGCCTGGTTGGACGCTTGCGCGTTGTTCTGGTTTACGCTGGTCGTCAGGTTGGCATTGGTCTGACTTGCCTGATTGGCTGCCCCAGCATTGAATTGCGCCGAACCGGCATTGGTTGATGCGTCCTGCTGGGCAATCGGAAGCGCCGCGCGAATTACCGCATCCTGCCCAGCACCCACCGCCATGCTGCTGTTAATCAACCCGATGCGGTTTGCCGATTGTTTGGCAGTTGTCTCGGCCTGCTGCATTAGCGGCGAGTTGGAATCGATGATGGTCTTAATCTGTCCTTGCACGGTCTGCGGGGCATCCACCTTCCAGTTATTCGTCGTCGCCAAAGATGCCGCGGCCGCAGTCGGAGTGTAACCGGCAGGCGCGGCAATGTCGGTAGTATTGCCTATCGTCGCAGCCTGGCCGGCAACCGGAGGCTTCGGAATTGTCGGCAAGTCGATCAGTCCTGGGATGGTCGCCATAAAATTTACTCCATTCGTTGATTTAACTTTTGCGATGCCAGCCAGCTCATCATAACGTTGCGGCCAGCGTAAACATGTTGTCGAGCTGGGCTTCTGTCAGGCTAAGCTGCACAGCGAGCGATTGTACAAGTGGGCTACTGCGCTCCACCGTACTTGCAAATTCCCACTCGATGCGGGCAGCATCGCCTTCTACACCGGCCATGCCTGCGATAGCCGTATTGACTATGGCCAGCAAACCAGACTGGAGCAGGGCAAGCCGCGCCTGCCGCATATTAACCACGCTGGGGGCTGGCTTTGGGTCTGCTGGCTGTAGCGTATTGCCTGCCGCAAGCCAGTCAGTAACCTCGGCATAAGCCTCAGACCCCTCTGGTAAAAACCACATGTCGGAGAGCCTTATTGCTCCGTCCGAATTCGGTGCTTGTTTGTACATTGTTTTCTCCTTACAGTATCTTAAAAAATACCCAGTTGATGTTTGTTGTCCCACCAGAAACCTGTTTTCCTTGCACGTCCATCCCTGAAACCTGCAAGGCAGCACTTGCACCATTTGCAGTCTGGAGCATTGTTCCCGCCAGTGTGTCGAACATGGCTATACCTTCCGCCACATAAAGAGTACCGGAATCAGTGAGGCGCATAGAAATCAAATACATCCCTGCGGTTGCCGTGAAAAGCGTTGTGAATGTGTTGCTTAATGCAGATGTAGTCCCTGACGAGCTTCTAAACCTAGGAGCCTCTACGTAAGTCCCTGCAATAATTGCCTTCGCCACAGCCAATCCGCCAGAGACAACCGTGCCGCCTACCGTAGAACTCGACGCATCCGTTGTGTCGGAGAAGGTCTTAATTCCGGCGATGCTTTGATTGCCGGTTAACATGCACGCAGTAGAAGCTGTAGCTATATTCACGCCTTCAACAGCAATAACGCCAGCAGATACCCTGGATAGAGTAGTGTCTGAGGCGTGGCCTAATTCGATTGTGGCTGCTGAGAAGGCCTGCGAGACTGAACCGGCTATGGCTGCAAAGGTGCTGCCGAGCGTAGTTTTAAGATTTGCCCATGTCAGCTTTTTACCAACGAAAGACGCTGCACTATCCGACAGCAACAACTCGTCTGCATCGACCGGGGTAGCCTTGCTGGTTGCAGCATGCACCTTAGATACGATCCATGCCCACAGGTTTGCGAAGGTCAGCTCCTTCAGGACACTGGATGCCTCGCTATCTATCATCGGCAGCGTGTCGGCATCCACCGGGGTGGTCTTCCCCGAGGCGGCCACGATGGTCTCTGCGATCAGGGTACTGGCAGCAACTGCCTCTTGCGCCGTCCCTCCTGAGTTGATGCGCACCACCTTTGAACCGTTCCCGGTAAGCGCAGGCAGTTTGTCGAAGCCATCAGAAACCAGCGCGAGTTCAGAGCGCATTGACGCGCTCGATCCTTGCGCACCTGTTGATGGGTAGCCAGATTCTGAATAATAGTCATTTGCCATGCCAACTCCTTAACGTACGCCACGCCTGTGCGAGTAGTGAAAAATCAAGCTGTTTACCGTGTACGGCATGATGTAATCCGTGCCGGACGTGATCGTGACCTGCACGTTTTCTGCGGTGCCTTCCATCTGCACCTCGGTGGGCGACAACGTGCGGCCGTCCCATGTGAATGAATCCCATACAAACGAATCCCACGCGGATCCGGAAAAGTTCGACTCATAAGACCTGTTGTTCGGCTGCATTTCCTCGGTGGATCCGTAGGCCAGGCTGTATCCGAACGAAATAGAGGCATAAGCCGTCCCCTGAATTTCAATGCTACCCTTGCGCCAGCGCTTCAAGATGCGAGGCGTTCCGGCATGATTCCAGTTGAACTTGATGTAGGCGCTCAATGCGGCCCCGTCGAAGCTCGACCCCTTGTCCAGTTGGTACACCATGCCGTTGGTCGAGCCGAAGAACAGCGCCTCGTCGCCGTTGCTCATTTCCGCTTCGCAGGCACACACCACCGGGTTGTCGAAGTAGATTTGCGTTCCGCCGAGATATTTGCCGTTGACCACCGTCGCGTACAGCGCATAGCCGTTGGTGAAGAACAGACGGTACTGGCTGCGCTCTCGGCTCAGTGACGAATAGGCAACACTGTTCTTGTTGGATGCTATGAATGTCCTGATGTTGTTGGTCAGCGTTGCCTGGTCGAAATTGCCGAATGCCTGCGATGTCTGTAGCGTGTTTACGCCGCGGTCATCGAGAAAGTGCGTCTGCGCCATCTGCTGCGCCGTGTAGTGCATCGCTCCAACGCCGTGCGCGTAGGTGGTGAAGTTCCAGTCCGAAGAGCTGGTGCCGTACAGCAAGAAGATGTTGTTGCGCCCGAAAACCGCCAGCGTGCCGACCGTCTGCGCGCCTGGTTGCACGATGAACCCGGTTACAGTGTCGCCAGTGGCTATCTCGGAGCCGCCTGCCGTGCTTGTGTAGTTGTATGGCTGGGCTATCCCTGAATGTATAACCGAACTGCCTATCGAGCAAAACAAGTGATTCTTGAATGCGGTGATGTGCTTCGGGGTGTCCGGCGAGCTGCCGGTGGCAATCGGCACGAAATAAGTGCCGTCGAACTCGAACATGCGATTCACGCCGTCGCATCCGTACAGGCGCATCCCGCTGGCGGATCCGAAGAAATTGGCCTGATCGAACTCAAACTTTCCGCCAACCGACATCGTGATTGCCGTCTGCGCACCTGACAGCGTGAGCGCGCCGGCACCTGTAGTTGTGGCCGCGCCTGCTGCAAAGTTACCGCCGGCCGCAACAGAGATCACCAGCCGCCCGGTATTGGTCCCCGATACCAGCGTTCCGGTCTGCACCAGCACGCGCCGGATCGTTGCCGTCACACCTCCCTGCGTTAGCGTGTCGCCATCCCCCACACTGGTATTCGCGTTGCTGAACGATACCTCGTACTCGAAAGCCACTTGGGTCCAGCCCGACGTGGTGGACTTATACATATCCACGGCCGTCCCGCCGGCATTGGCGCGGAAGGCGTAAACGACATCGTTGTATGCGGCCACGCCCAGCACCGACCCGCTACCAGGAACGGCGGTAATATCTGCGCGATAGATGTCTGCCGCCGCATTGATGTACTGCGCGTTCTGCAGCGAAGTGATGCTTGCTGTTTGAGTCTCGGTCGTGCCTATCGATGTTGCGCCTACCCTGACTTCCTCCGGAATCGTGAACGCCAAGGAAGTCTTGGTCAGGATCATGTAGTTCGCGCCCAGCGCAGCAATTACGCCGGTCGCGCCGGAAGAAACGCCGGTAAGCGTCTGCCCCACGCTGGGGGTATTGGTGAAGCTGGCCACCTGCACCACCGAATAGACCGCATCGCTGGGTTTTGATCTCCCGTCGAAACGCTCATACCCTCCGATGCGTGAATACCCTCCGTTCGCCGAGCATTCAAAATTCTGGCATTCCTTCAACACCCCAGGCTTGAGCGATAGCGTAGGCGTGATCTGATCCAGTCCGCCCTCGCAACGCACCATCTGGTAATTGACGGGCGTGAACTGCCTCATACCAGCGGCCCCGACATTCCGAATTCAGGCAGGTAATCCGCCTCCATGCGCCGCATCAGGCGCTTGTATTCGCGCTCGCCCTTGCTGAACACCTCGGGAGCAGACTCGAATTCGCCGTACATCATCATGGCGCGGTAGATGATGATGAGTTCGTAGTGCGTCGGAATGACGTGCGTGCTGGCATCCGCCACGGTCATCTCGACCGGGCAGGTGAAGTAATCCGCCGTTACGGTGTATCCAGCAGGCGGGACGGGACCGAGGCCGATGGCCTTGGCTGGAGTGATGCAGAACTCGGAAGGCTGCGAGTAAGAGGTGCGGCTTGACCCGAATTGGTAGCGTGCGCGCCATACCTCATATTCGATCTCGTCCATTTCGATTTCGGCAGATGTTCCTGTGGCGGTCGGATAGTTCCGGAACGAGTCGCATATCCACTTGCCGAAGTTCGTTGTCCCAGCCTGTGCAGGCGTGTAGCTTGCCTGTGCGGCAACCGTGGTAAACGATGTCGAGGTGCGCAAGAAGCCCCAATCCTGATGCGCGCCTAGAATGTCCAGGTAGGCCGCATTCGCCCACTCGATCATGCGCAGCGCCTCTCCGCTCTGGCCGACAACGGTGGTCATGTTGTCGCTGGAAACCCCGCATTCGCGGCACAGGCGCTTTGCCAGTTGGAGAAAATTCATGCGCCACCCCTTGAGAAATGAAAAAACCCGCCGAAGCGGGTTGAGAAAAAGCTAATCAGGACAGCCGCCTCGTTGGAAGCGGCTGTGTTAATCGCCTGCTGGTTAAGCCACAGTATTGGTGAACGGAGTTGCCTCGGTGCCGGCTGCGTCGCCGACGATCTTGACGAACCACAGATTTGCGGCAAGGCCTTCGATCTCGATTTCCTGACCAGCCATACCGCCTGTACTGTTGGCGGTGCCGAGCATGTCGATGGTATCTGCGGTATCAGCAGCGATGGAAGGCCAGCGAACCACGGTGTTGTCGGAGTCATTACCCATCAGCGCGTAGCCAACCATGATGTCGGCGCCGGTGGCCGACTTGATCGTTGCAGCACTTGTGAAAGTGGTTTTGACGATGAATCGGAACTTGAGGCCAGCACTTGCAGCCGGAAGGGTGACGGCAATACCGGCAGCACGATCCAGCACGATAGTCTTCCCGCTATGCTCGGCTTCGGTAACGGTCAGGGTCGATGCCGTGCAATCGACAATGCGGGTGGAAACATCGCATTCGCGGTTGATTTCGGTAACGGTTGCCAGCCGCCCGTCCATATCCTGCTCGGTCGGAGTTCCGACAACGGCTGCATCGCCTGTCACATACCACTGCGTTGCCGATGTCGGGATGAACCAGGCGGCGCGCCCCGGCCCCATCGTGAATACGCCAGTACCAGCCGTCAGGCTGTTGATCTGGTCATTCCCGCCATTGACCGGAGCTACCGGCAGCGTGTTGGTCTGGCTGGTATTGATGACCAGGATTGCGCGCCCGGCGGATGCGGCCGGAAGGGCTACGCCAACAGTGTTATCGGCACCGGTGACCGCGTTTACCTGGTCGGCCAATGCCGTATAGGTAGCCTGACCAGCCCCTGCCGCAGCAACCGCAGCGTTCGACAGGTTGATGAAGCCTCCGTCAGGCATGGCGACATTACCGCTGGAATCCAGCACCAGCGCCTTACCTGCCGCGCCAGTGCCGTTGGTAATGCTGTCGATCTTCGCCAGGTCTGCCGCGGCGAGTCCATCCAGCGCGGCCAGTTCGGTCAGGTCAACCGTGCTTTCGGTGTTGTCGGAATTGACGATCTTGATGACTGCGCCACGCGCCATGCGCAGCGTTTTACCTACAACGAGGTTTGTGATGTTTCTCCAGAGGTTCATTTTGATTCTCCTTTACGGTAGTTGCCTTGCGGCTTTGATTGTGGTTTCGGGAGTTGCTGATTTACTGCTGGCTGCGCAAGATGTCCTTGAGCCATGCCTCACCCTTTGGCGAGTCGCCGATCACAGTGAACGGATAGACTTCTGCTGTGGATGGCGGGTAGATGTACTTGTCCTCGCCGTCCGGTCCTTTCACTTTGACGTTCCCGTAGGTGGTGGCCATCGCCCTGGCAAGGCGCTCGACATAGCAGCGGCGAACCTGTATCTCTTCGCCGCGCGGGAAGCGCTGCACCCGGCCGTTGATGAAAACGTCCGGCAGCGGGTGAGCGTTCTTGTCGGTCGATTGGTGGATGCGAACCGTGACAATCTCGTTCGCAAACGCCATTTCGTCATGCCATTTCTTGCCGCGAATGCGCTTGCCATTGGCGTCGAACCCCAGCCGTTCCAGTTCCCCGCCAAGGTGATGACCTTCCTGGGTTGGGATCTTTGACGGAGCGCCGAGCAATTCACCGCCGGGGCCGAACTCGCGCGCCGGCTGCGTTGCAGGGGTGTGCTCCTGCGATTCAACCATCTTGCGAATAATTGCCGGGGCGCCGATGGATTCTGCTTGCGCCTTCATTTCGGCCTCGACCTTGGCGCGCTCATCGGCACGAATACGCGCCTCTTCTGCTGCCTTGATCTCGTCCGCTTTTGCTGTACTTTCAGGGTTCTTTCTTACGCCTCTTGGCACGATCATTCTCCTTTAATGAAAAAAGCCGCCCGAAGGCGGCCTCAGATTTGAGCTATTTGATTAGCTCGATTGCGGACGGGTAGGCATGACGCATACGTTCTTGAATGTGTGCGTTGTGCCGGTTGCATTCCATGCAGAAGTTCCCAACGTCCATGCCGATGCAGATGGCGCGCAGCGATGAATGCTGTAGCCAATCGGGCAGAAGTCGTCAGGCAGATGCGGGAATTGTGGATAGTTAATAAACGCGCCAGCGGTGGTCGTCACACCGACTTGCGTATCCTCAATGCTGCCTTGGCATACAGCAATCGCACCAGCGGCAGTAACGCCCCAGACGTACACGGTCGCTTGGTTATTGCCCAGCGCGATAAATGCGGCACCAGTATTCGCATCGGTGGTTGGCGATGCGGTATTGGTTTGAGCGGCAAGCGTCGTACCAAACAGGCCATTGATGACATGCGCAGTGGTTGCGGTGGTGGTGTAAGTCGATCCACTGGCAGTGCCGGATGTTAATCCGGCATTAGTCAGGTTGAACGTCGCACCTGGAAGGGACAGATTTTCCATATTGTTTCTCCTTGAAATGAAAAACCCCGCTCAAGGCGGGGCTAAAGGTTGCGTTGCGTCAGTCTTACGACAGGCTCGATACGCCGGCCTCGACCACTGCCATCCAGCCGTTGTTCACGACCAGAGCGGCAGACCAGAACGAAGCGCCGCAATAGCCGCGTTGGCCCAGCACGTCGTTCTTGTCAGTCTGAGTGTGCGGGATCACGTTCATGTCGAACGAATCCTCACCTTTCAGGCCGATGTCGAATACGGCGTTTTCACCGCAGACGATGAACGGATATACGTCGATGTTGGCCGCCGCGTTGGTGGTCGCGTACAGTGCAGAGTTCGCACCGCCTGCATCGGCATAAGCCGACAGTTCCGGGCTGAGAATGAAGCGGAACTCTTCGCAGGAACCGATTTCCTTGGGGCTGATGATCTTGGTGCCGGCATACTTGGAAACAGGAACGAAGCCAGGCAGGTCGCGCACGTCAGCAGCCGCATCGGTATGCACCATGACGATGAACGCTTCCTCGATTGCCGAGGTGTCATAGTCAGGGCCGGGACGGATGATGCTGGACTTCTTGCCGGCATGGTTCGCCAGCAGGCCTCGGGCAGCACGGCGCAGCACGGTCAGGCTGATCGCCTCGTCGGTGGTGGCGCGGGTCGTGCCTCCAGCGTAAAAGACATTGGTACATGCCTTCATCACGCCGTAGCGGATCATTTCCTGCACCAGACCCATGCGCTTGCCCATGATGCTGGACATATCCTTGGGGATATTGTCTTCATGCAGGTCGGCGGTCTTGTTCGTCCAGCCGTAGATAGCGCCGTACTGGTTGAGCTGCACGTTGACGTACTGATCGGTCAGCGATTCGGCTGCCGGCGTCACGCCTTCCTGCAGCAGATGCGAGGCTGCCGATGCAGACCAGCGGTTGATCGTGTTGGCGTTGGTGGTTGCGCCGCCGGTCGGGATGATGCGGCGGTAGCTGATGTTGTCGCCCTTGTTCTTGGGGATTTTTTTCAGTTCGCAGCCCAGGCCGAGCACGATAGTCGGCTCAGCGTATGCCAGGGTTTCACCCAGGATTTCATTCACGCGCCCTGCGGACGCGCCGTAAAGTTGAACAGGCATGATTTGCTCCTTATGGATTGATTACATTCGTTTGCCGGCTACCTTTTCGTAGCCAGCCCAAATTGATGCCTTGGCGTCCGGCTCCCCCTTGGGGGCTGCCTTCGTGCCGTTTGGAACTGTTGCCGCCGCCAGCCGCCTGTTTGGTTGCGAGGCTGGTTGTTGCGCCGCTGGTGCGCTTGGTTGTTTCGCTCTGGAGTTGAGCCAGTCCTTGTGTTGATCCAGCATCTCCGACACATAGAACGGATCTTGAGACCTCTCGAACCTCGCCCTCACCCGGTCCGGAAGGGTTGCCTTCCATTCCTGAAATTCAGGCTTTGCTCGAACCTCGATCCAGTCGGGGTGCGCCTCGGTTAGCTGCTCGAGAGCCGCTTCCTGATCCTTTTGCCTTGCGGCTTCCAGTCGCTCGGAAACGAGCTTTTCGATACCGCCAGGGTCAATGCCACCCCTTGAAGCCATGACTTTCGAGAATGCGCCTTGCAACTTGTCGGCAAGCTCCGGAAACTCGTCCCGAAGGTCAGCCAGCAATTCACCTGCATCGGCACTGTTCGCCGCCACCTCTCCGGCCGTTGTCGCCGTTGCGATACGCTCCTGAAGCTGCTCGATCTGCTGCTTGAGCGCCCCATAACGTCCGCCTTCATCGCGCAACCGCTTTTCAAGGTCAGGGATGCGTGCCACCTGCGTCAGCAACTCCTGCGCCCTTTCGTTCGTCAAAACAGATTCCGGCGGCGTTCCCGCGGTCGGCGCTGCTTCGCTTTCGTCTTTGGCTTTTTCAGGATTGGCAATACGGTCATAGGCCGCTTGCACTTCGCTTGCTGCAGGTTCTGCACCTACCGCTTCGGTGGTTTCCGGTTGATGGGTCCCTACTTCCGCGACTGTTGCTTCTCCGTTTTCTGTGGTCATGTCCTCGTTATCTCCAAAACAAAAAATCCGCACTAGGCGGACACACGGCGAGCGGCAATAAAAAAGCCTGCACAGGGCAGGCTATTGCGGTTCACCACTTCACATCGGAGGTCGGGTTTCCCCGGCGTCCAGAATTCTTTACTCGATCTCGATTTCCTCTTGAGGTGTTCCGAGTGCGATGGTTTTCTTCACCTCTTCGATCCGGCCGCGCAGCTTTGCGGTGTCGGTATCGTTAAGGCTCTTGTCGTTTTCAGCGCGCAGGATTTGCAGGCGCTCCTTAAAATGCTTCTCCAGCTTTTCCCACAACGGGCTGCTGAGTTCGGCTTCGGTTAGCTTCATGCGTGCCGTTTCCTGATATACAGCGGGATCACCCCAAACAGAAACCATCCATCGCACGCCATTGTTCCAATAACCGGCTCCATACCTGGACGTAGGACATACAACTTTGATTCGCCTTTTTCATCCCATTGTTTGTAGATAATCATCCGTCAGTCCTTCACTGTTGAAACGCCATACCCGGCTGCGCCCTGCCGGCAGGCTCCATGGCCGGTGTAGCTACTTGCGGTGCTGCCTGCGCCGACTTCATGGCGAGCTGCATCTGTGTGCGCAGCTTGGCGCTTTCGCGTGCCAATGCCACCTTCAGCTCGTCGGCATTCATGGCCTGTTCGCCGGAAAGCTGCGCCTGGGCGATCTGTGCATCAATGCTTTTCTCCCATTGAGCCAGGGCGCGGTCAAGCTCTGCCTGCTGCGCTTCATGCGCCAGCTTGGCCTGCAATTCCTGCCCCCTTGCCTGAACATTCATCTGTGCAACCTGCATCCGTGGGTCATTCCCGCCGCCCTGTGCGGCCGCTTGCGCTGCCTGTAGCATCTGCTGCTTCTTCTCGTCCGACAAGTCCAGCTTCTCGGCATCGATGCGCTGCGACTTCAAAAACTCGTTCATCACCAGCTCGGGGTCTTTGCCGAACGCCGGATTCAACGATAAGGTAATCATCTGCATCAGGATTTGCGACTGGCCATCGCGCTCCACCAGCGCCGAAGAGCCGCGCGCATCGATGGTGAAGTCGCCCTTCATCGAATCATCATCGCCGTGCATCAGCAACCACTCGTAATACCTGCCGATATGCGCTTCCGTCACCATGTCGTAGTTGCGCGCGATCCGGCGCAGCACGCTGGATGCGTTGTTGTAAAGCATGGTCATGCCGCCGACCGTATCAGGCGCGCGGCCAAGTTGCCCCTGCAGCAGCATCGGCAGGCCTGTTTCATCCTCGGCGCGCTGCATCCAGAACTGGATAATGTTCATCAGCTCCGCCTGCATGGATGGGGCAATGATCCAGGTAAAAGCCTCGCGGATATTGCCGATTTCCACACCGTCCGCGGTGTAATAGACCTTGTGCGAGCCGATATTCCACTTCCCATCCGCCGGCACGATCTTGCTGCGGTCGATAATCAGGATAGGCGCACCGGAAACCCCGGCGTTGTCCATCATATTGCGCGTGGCAGCGTTCACCCCGTCCTGGCTGGTGCGCATCTGCCGCGCCACGCCGATGCCGGCCCAATGCCCTGCGCGGCGCTGCCAGCAGAAAACGTCATACGGGTACTCGCCGGAATCCAGAGGCTGCAAGGTGGCCTTGATGATAGTGTCGTTGACCATCACAACAAGGGCCGGATACTGAGTATTCCCGTCCTCGTCCTCTTCTTCGCAGCCGCAATCTTTAGCCCCTGCGCCTTCCAGCTCCAGAGACTCGTCTTCGCCTGCTTCGTCCTCTCCGGCGCCGATCAAGCCCTGCTCTTCGCCAATCTCTTCCTCTTCCGGCTCTTCATCGAACTTGTACCCGGCAACTTCCAAGTCATTCCTGGACAGATACCCGGTGAAATACCAGATGTCGTACATCTCCTTGTCGCTCGGCTTGTCTCCGTCCTTGCGACCAGACTTCCCGGTGTAACAGCTCTTCGGGCCTTCCTCGATGATGCGGTCGATGTATTTGGCCAAGTAGGACGGGTCGCGCTTCAAGTCCTGAAGCTGGCGCGAATTAACCCGGTCCTTCTCAAAAATGTACTTCCCGTGGTGGATGTTCTCGCCGCATGACGGGTCCGGGTAAAAGTTCCAGACCGAGATCCGCTTGCTCTTCGGCACCAGCTCGTCCTTGATGACAACGCCAATACCCTGCAGCGCACGCACCACGGCGCGCTTCCTGACGTTCTCCGGGAATGGCCCCTTGATTACGCCAGTGCCAATCCGGGCGGCTTCCTCGATGATCTGCCTGCCCTCGTTGTGGTAGCCACACTGAACCAGCCAGTCATCGATCTGTTTGTTCGCCCTCTCGCAAGCCTTCTTGGCCTGCTCCATTTCTTCCTTGGCCACATCGGCATTTGTCGCCTGCGCGCGCACCGGGGCAAGCATGGTCTGCCCGTTCTGCTCCTTCTGCTCCATGACCGGCTGCCCATCTTCGCCCATCAAGGTCTTCATGACCGGATTGCCGCTACCATCGACGGCCGGGCTGTGGTCAGATTCCTTCTGGATCAGGTCAGGAATCGGCGTCGGGCGCATCGCATAATTGCTGTCATCGGTCGGGAACAGCATGTCCGCGCACTTTGCCGATGCCGCGTTCACATAAGGGCGCGTGATGTTCACGAACACCGTAGAGCGCGATTTCTTCTTCTCTTTCGGCTTCTCGATCCGAACCCGTCCGTCAACCGAAGTGGGCTTGATGAACCGCTCGTCGCGGTTTGCGTCGTCAATCCCCTCGTAATACTCTTCGTCCTCCAGCCATTCCGCCTCGATGCCTGAATCCGCGCGCCCCTTTACCGCCTCGTCGCGCAGTCCTTTCAGCGTGTTCGCCAGCGCAGAAAGCTGCTGATCGCGCATCACTTCTTCTTGGCGTGCATCATCCTCGCCATGGCCGGCGAACCCGTCATTCATGAGCATCTAATCAGCCCTCGACCTGATAGCCGGTCAGCGTAACGCCGCCGGCCGCGGCGAACATCAGCCGGATCCCTGCCACCGGGCTGGTATAGGTTCCTTCCTGCGAGGTCGTTTCGGCTGCCACTGAAGCATGGTTGTACCAGGTGATGCCGTCATACGTTTGCTGCACGGTATAGGTCGGCGTGCCGGATTCCACCGAGCAGCCAAAGCCGATGTTGAAGGACGGAACACGGGACAGCTTCGGGTTGACCTGTGCGGAAACGCTGCCGGCCGCCCAGCCGATGTCCATTGTGTCGCCGCCGATGGTTGCGCTCGGCACCACCGAGGTGACGGTCAGGAAATACTTTGTGCTGGTCACGGTTGCGGTCCCGTTTGGCAGGTTGACAGTCTCGGTCTGCGCCTGCCCATCCGGCGCGGTGCCGGTTATCACTGCCGTCTTGGCGCTGTGATCGGTCGCCGCATCGCCCTTGATAGTGATGAGGTGAGCCAGCGAATCACCGCTATCGTTCGCGGTTAGCGTCCAGGTTGCCCCGGTTGCGTTTGAAAGCAACCCTGTTACGTTGGCCGCTACCGATACCGCTGGGATGTAAATTTTAAGCATGTTCTACCCCTGAATGAAAAAACCGCCTCGAGGGCGGTTGAAATGGTTGTTGGCGGCTTGGACTGTCCATCCCAAACGACCTCATGGTTTTACCCATGCGCTCTATCTAGATTCTGAGCTACACCAACAAGGGAGGCGATTGGAGCCACTGGCGGATGGCGTTGCTGCCAATTTACCCACTCGCTCTGCTACCCGTAAACGGGCGACCAATCGCCTTGCTTCTTGGTGCTCAATACCCCATCGAACCGGACAGCGGCTCGAATTCGTAGGTTGCCTGCTGCTTCCTGATCTGTACCGTGGCTTTGCGCTTCATCATCAGGCCATATCTCGAGGCGGAAATCAGGTCGTCAAACTCCTTGATAACCTTCCCATCCTTGCGGTGGTACAGGCGGAACTCGTCAAACCAATCGGTCACGGTCGAGAACACCTTGAAGCGTCCAGTCTCCATGCGCTCCAGCATGTCCATCAGCCCAGCCTCAACCCCGTTCGTGCCATCCTCGAACGTCGCGCGCTCGGGTAGCATGTTCAGCCCGGCCGACTTGTACTGCTTGGCAAGCTGTTCTCCGCTGCCTTTGTCGTGCTGCAGCCCGTCATGCGGCCACGCCACCGGCACCCATGCGCCCCATGGCTTCACAGCCGCGGCAACGATTGCCGGTATTGCCTCGCTCTTCTTGTATCCATTGACCACATAGAACACATCGTTGTCACGGTCCCATGCGCATCCAGCCGCGGCTGTCGGGTGATCCCATCCGAAGTCCAGCCCGGTGATGCGTGGCCAGAAGTCCGGTATTGGAAACGGCGCAACCTTGATCGACTCTTCATCCACCGGGAATATCGCCCCACTTCCCAGCGTCGGAATACCCTTTGAGCGCGCATCGCGCAGGTGCGGCGGGGTAGAAGCCAGCAGCTGCCGCTTGGTTGACTCGTCCAAGTGAGGCACATCATCCCAGCCGGCCATTACCAGGTATTTCGATTCGCTGATTTCCGGCATTATTTCGGCACCTTCCCGCCCGGCAGGAACGAAAGCGCTGTTGGGGTCATCCCATCCAGCGGCGTAAACGTGATGTAAATCAGCCCGTCCGTGGTCGCGGTGCGGATCAGGCACTCGCCGTATATCTCCAGCGGAGGTTCCTCATCCAGCCAGATCCCGTCCTGCTCCGTCCCCTCGAACGCGCCGCGCCCTTGCTGGTAGCTCTTCAGTCCCAGTACAGACCAGCCGTCAAACTTGCCATCTGTGTAGTGCTTGACCTTTATCGTGTCGATCAGGTCCTGCACACCCTGCTTCCATGTGATGCTGCCGATGTCATCCCCAGGAACAAGGCCGGTTCCAGAAACTCCCTTGCGCGCGCTATCGAATTCAATGGCGCCGAACAGCTTGGCCTGCACGATGTCTCGCGTCGTTTCGTTGGTCTTGCCTGCCGCCCAAAACTTCACCGGGGCATCGTAGATCGATCCTTCCCACCAGTCCGGGTATCTGCCCGTCAGATGCAGGGCAGTCTCATACCCGCCGGCACCCTCGGTCTTGCCGATACGATTAGCGGCCATGAAACACCGCTCGCGGTATGTCGCGCCAGCCCGGAAAAACTCCATGTGCTTCGGGTACAACTCGCGGCGCAGCGGACCGGCCTCGGGGTAATAGTTAAACAGCTTGCTGCGGCTCAGTTTTAGCGCCGCCTCCTTCAGCAGCGCATCGCGCGCCGACTCAGGCAAGCCATCCAGCCAGCTCAAGTCCATCAGCTCTTTTGTGCGCTCAGTCGATCAACAATCGCCACCAACATCTCCCGCGGCAATCCATCCAGCGGGTTAGCCTTCTGCTCGTTGTCCTTCTCGAACATCCCCAAGTGCTTCATGGCCTGCTCTCGCGCGCCCTGTTTGGCCGCCCACTTGAACTTGCGCACGAATACCGGCGCATCCTGGCTGCCCAACTGCTCGAACTCCACTGCGGTCAGCGCCGCGCGTGTATCCTCGTCCAGCTCGGTAATGTCCTTGAGCTGTCCGCCTGCCAGATACAGCTTGGCCGGGTCGAACGTCAACTCCTGCACGATGCTCTTCACCACCAAATCAGTGGTCAACTCGTACTTTTTCGCCACCGATTTAGACCGTTCAGCGATTGAACGCTGAATTTCAACATCCTTCAACAGCCTTCCGCCTTGGCTGTATGCGGTTTTCTCGCTGTATCCGGCCTCCTTTGCGGCCTCCGTAGCATTCCCGCCATTGGCGATATATGCCTCAACGAAGATAGCTTTGCGCGCCGCCGCGGCATCTTTCGATGTTCCCTGCTTGCTAGGAAGCGCTACAACCGATTTTTTTCCCTTGCCTGATACCTTGGCCTTGGGGTCTTTCTTGATATTTGTCATGTTTTCAGCGAATGATAAGGCTCACTACGGCTACTCCCAGGATGCTGAGGATCCCGAGTACGCCCGTAATCACCCAGCCGCGCACCAGCTTGAGGGTGGGCATCTCGCTCTCTATGCTGGAAATGCGCTCATCCCCCTTCTTGGGGGCGCTCAGTTCCATGGCGCGGATGCGTCCCTCATGGTCCTCGATCTCTTGGAATGCGCGATTAAGTCCGTTCCTGGTCTCTTCGTGCTTGACCTCGAGCGCTGCCAGAATCTTGAGGCTTGAGTCTATGGACTGGACCGCGATCTTTACTTCCTGCACAACCACTTCCAAAGCAGTCACCCTTTCGGAAACCCTCGAATACAGGATTTCTCCGTCGTGATGTCTTTCTTTTTCTTGTTCGCCGCCCATTGTTATTTCCCTGCACCTAATGCTGCGGCCCGGCACTTCTTGTACTGACCTGCCTGTTGGACCAGCGTGTAAGTGGTGGCGCCGAACGATGGGTCGGATGGAGGCTGTATCTCAGGACAGCTTGCAGCGGCCAATGGACTCGGATCAGGCTTCGGGCAAGTTGTCGGGCAGCCTGCCAGCAACAGGCAGAACGGCAGAATGGCAAAGAGCTTCTTCACTTGTACGCCTCCTGAATGGTTTTCCATGCGTCAGGGCTATGCTGGCACTCGGAATAGACCGTTTCGGTGCGCACATGCTCGATAACCTTGCCTTGCACCGTGACATTCTTCACGTCGATCTTGGCAATCTCGGCTGCCGCGGCCTGCAGCCCTTCCTTGCGCGCCTTATCTTCCGCCGCTATCTCGGCAACATGGCGGTCATACCCCAAGCCGAAGCCGTACCACCCGGCGCCACCGATTGAGATGAGCAGCGCCAACAGGCCGGCAAGGATTACAGTCGGGTTCATTTACGCGCATCCGAATAGGTGGAGAAGGCAAACCCCTGAAGGGCAGCCGTTGGGGCGAGTATCGCAGCGATCACGGCCGCGGTGCCGAGTCCGTCAAAAGTCGATGCCTTGGCAAAAACCCAAGCCTGGTAGGTCGAAAGCCATGTCATGTAGAGGGTGAAGACCAGCACAAAGCGCCGCACCACCGCCCGGTTGTCGATAAAGTCGAGCAAGTCCTTGATGAGTTTCATAACTACCCTCTCTCTATACCTTGACCATGGCCGGGATAGGCTTCTGCCCGATCAGTGCTGGCGCCTTCGGCGGAGTGATGCTCGGAATGTAGATGCGCTTGCCCGACTTGGGCGGGACCGTCTGCAGATGCACCCAATAATCCCAGCGCTGCGCTTTCTCGTTCCACTTCGCACACCAGCGCGGGTCTTCCATCCACAAGCCGCACTCGGCCAGCTTGCCGGGGTTGTTTACGCACCATTGCGCAAAGGCGCGGTCGCAATCCCCAACCTCACCGGTTGAGTTATCCCCGACATCACCAGCATTTGCCGTCAGGTGGTTGCTACTCTTGCCGGCGTTAGCCGTCGCATCGTTCACCGACTTCGGGCGCCACCCGCTTGTGCATGAGTCCCGTTTAAGCCCGGTCTCTTCCTCAAACATCGCCACCAGATTGTTGATCTGCCCGACCGTGCGAAGCGCATTTGCCTGGATTGCTTCGGTGCATTCCAGCCGGTAGCGGCTATCGCGGTCGTTCCAGTAGGCGGTTAGGGTAATCATCCGTTGGGCAATAAAAAACCCGCCGGAGCGGGTTGCGTTTATTCAGGGGGCACTAGCCCGTGCGATTTAAATCCACTGACCTAGCGGCGTTGCTCGTCCATACTGTTGTTCGCCAAACCAAGTTTCATCTTTCTCATCTTCTGGAACTATGGGATTCCCATACACATCAACATCAGCGGCCACCAGAACACTTGGCTGACGGTTCAATGGCTCCCTCACATATCCTAAAGCAATCAATGCTTCAGTCCTGAGCTTACTCTGCTCATTCGCAGTTGCCGCATTTTGTGCAGGCGTTCCTTTTACGATATTCCCAAGAGCGTAAGGGCCGGTATCATTAAATCGCTGCATTTGCAGTTGATTTGCCCCGCGCCCACGCTTATCAATATCATCACCCCACCAATCCCGCCATTCACGGAATGTCAACTTCCATTCAATCCCACGACGAATAGCACCACTTTTCTGCGCCTGATAGGATTTGAAATATTTATTGAACATGCCGGTCACTTATATGAGCTTAAAAACTCTGGACGCACCTGTGGAGGTGCTTAATCTTACACTTTTGCTTGCACTTTGCTATTGGTGAATCTGGCACTTTAAAAGCATGGCAGGTATAAGTCCTAGCGCCTGCTGCGCTTCCTCGATAGTCACGACCATCGGCGCAGGCGGTCGCCTCGCGTGAATATCCACCAGCCTGTCGATATATGGCTTCGCGGCCTTCGCGTAGCTCTCTTGCAGATTCGCCAGTATCTCGCGCAGGTAGCGTTCTTCGGCGGCATCGGCGCACTCACGGAAGGCATACCGTTGTTCGCACGGCTTTGGTGGGTTGTCGCCTGAGTGGCAGGTGCATTGCCGGCTGCTCATAATTTTTCCCTTTCCGGTGGCGTTATGTATTGCCTGTAGTATTCATCTGCGAGCCGTTTTCTTTTTTTGTCCCGCTGGAGTCCGGGCGGATACATCAAAGACGCATCGGCCATAGCGCGCGCTTCGGCTTTCTCACTCAATGCCTTGTAGTCTAGCTGCACGAATTTATGCACCGCATTCGCTTCATTCCACTTCTCTCGGCACAACCCATAGACATCTTTATCGGACATGAAGTCATCCACCAAAACGGGGATAATCTTGTCTCTGCAATCACCACACTGAACGATAAGCAGCCTCTCTCTGAATCCGGTGTAAACGTGTTGAATCTGATACTGCGTGCTGCCACACGCCCGGCATTTGCGAACTTCGTCCATCGTTCCATCCGGTGCATAACTTAAGCCTTGGTCACGGGGCATCACCATAAATCCTCGCTATAAAGCCGCGGCGGATGCGCCAGTTCCTTTATCTGCCCAGCTTCAATAGCGCATCGTCCAGCCTCTTCACGATCTGCAAACGTGCCATCGCTCATCACAAAGCCCTGTTCGCCTCGCGCCACGATAAATTCTCCGTTGTCCCGGTGTAGCGCGTGGACAGTGTGATGGTGCCGGTGCGGTGGCGGCATGAAATGGATCACGCCGTCCTCCGTTCGCACCGCCGCGGCAATCGCTCGTTTATCATTCATTTCGGCACCCATCATCAAAGGAATTATTGATTAAGTCGATCATGGTGTTTTCTCGCTCCAGCCAGCCATACCATGCCGTAATTGCCAACACCAAAAACATATAAACCATCCGACTGTAACTTCCTGTCGCGCCAAGTTCAGATACAGGAATGTAGATCAGAATAAACGCAAGCATCCCCCTGACACATATCTTTCTTATCAGCATGTTCCAATCTCCTTTATGTTTTCCGTCATTTCCACCTGTAAGAAGCAAACCCACCCTGGCACCGGTGCGGCCGGCGCATAACCGAACCGGCATCGATCAGCGCGCACACAACCACCCTCACCTGTTCGCGCACACGGCTGCGCTCCTTTTGATCGTTTGGCGCCGGGCATACGAACTTGACCAGTTCCTTCATGCGAAAATCCCTGCCGGGGAATGCTGACATCAGGTTGATGATCTCTGGTGCAAATTTCATTCACTTCCCTCCAATGGCCTGCTCAACTCGATAAATCGCCGCACTCAGCGCAGCCTCGTACTCGCTGGCGCGCATCCCCAGCCAGCGCGCTGCAGCTGCTACACCATGCTCCGCGCGCCCCGATTCGCGCCGCTGCGGGTATTCCGCCCTCAATACTTGCTGCGCCACATGCGGCAAGGTGTCATATACCGCCTGCACGCGCCTGGCGTTCTCTTCGCATACCGGGATGGGCTTGTCGTCAACCGACTCGGTGGTAGAGTCATCGCCGAACCGCCTGTAATTCCCCTCCAGCGAGACGCATTGCTGTTTTGGCAATGGGTGGGGCCACGCGCCAAGCCAACACCAGCGGCTCCAATTTTGAAGCTCAAAATGAATATGGTCAGAACAGGTGCGCACGTCGATTGGTTTGATTTTGCTCATAGCGATCTCTTTCGTATGACATCAGCACACTCAGATGCTCCGTCTCGAAAACGATCCAACCAAGCCGTGTCGTTGGCAAGTGAATCGCATATTTTAACGCACGCCTCGCGCTCTTCCGTAATGGCTGCATCCCATGCCTTACGCGCAAACGTTTCGTATTCAGATCCTAACGGAACATGTCCAGTTTGGCGCATCTTAGCCAACCAACCTTCAAATCGCGCCGTCTTCGGATCATCGCTTCCCATATATCCGCCCTCCTAGTTGTTTCACGAACTCCGCATCAGCCCAGCTCAACCGAACATCGTGCCGCGAGATAATCAAAATCCCCTGCTCCCGCCACGCTGCCGCCTTAATCGCCTCAGCATCCACCGGCAAAGGCTGGATTGACCCTAATGAGCTGCGCGGTTTCTGTGGGCGGTGGCCGGTCTTCACTTCTTCACCTTCTGCCGACGCTCGAGCGTCGCATCCTTGCAGGAGTTGCAGCACCGAACCCAGCTCTTCCCATCGTCGGTAAGCATCTTGGTTATTTCAGATCGGTGAACGAAATGGCTTCCTCGCTGGCAATAGCTAACGTCTTTTACGTCATTTTTCATCGCTCCAACCCTTTCACCAATGCAATAGCATCGCTTATGCTTTCAACCACGAACAGGCTTCCTTGCCAGTCTCCGTGAAACTTCTCTTCGTCCTTAGTTAAAGCCCTAGCACTTGGCGGCTTTGTTCCGTCCTTGATTTCGACCAATACTGTCTTGCGGTTCTTCCCTACCGCTATATCAGGGCATCCTCCGCCTACCGTATGCAAAGGCAGCACAGAACAGCCGAGCTTGCGGAATGCTTCAACAATCTCTCCATGATTACGGTCAACTTTTGCTGCCCTTCTCATTCCAACCTCGCTATTCCACGATCATCAAACACAACGCACCGAACCGTCCTTGCGCGCACCATGTCCATTGCTGCCAGCTTCCAGTCCGCACACTCGCGCCGATCCAGCAACCCATGAACCTCGCCTGTCTTGCCGCATAGCCCCTTGCCTTTGGGCTGCTGGAATGTGTTGGTGTGTAGGCAGGACAGGCATTGGCTCACAGATGTGTCTGTTCGTCATCGATTGCCAGCTTGTTGCGCAGCGCGTATCCCATCAGCGGCCAGATTTTCTGCACCGCATTCTGGCGCGCGATCTTGCGTCCCAGCTCGGCGTCGAAGTTCTCCGGGCTGGCGCAGGCGCTTTCGCCGGTCACGGTAAACCCGTTCTTCAACACCAATACACAGAACGTCAGCAGACGTTCCGGCGCACGGTCATCAGCAATTCCGGTTGCACCACGAATACCGTCATTTGCGGTAAAGAAGTGTTCGCGGTCGATGTTCGACTCGATGTCTGCCGGCGTAATGCGCGGCGCGGTCAGCCCTTTGGCCTGGATTTCTTTCTCTATTGCTGCGTCAGTCATGCTTTTCTCCTTGGTTATCACTTCAAAACTACCAGCCCGACATCGAGCCAATACTGCTGCGTTCGTGCCATCCCCTCCATGTGCGCCAACTTGACGTAATCCGCATTGCACAGCATGGTGCGGCGGTCTATCTCGTCGTGGCAGGATGAGCAGGCAAACGCGCCCATCAGGTCGGAATGCTTCGTTCCTGCGCCGCCGCCGTTCAGGTGTGCCAGTACGGTCGTGCTGTTGTCGTGGTTGCATATTCCCGGCAACCTAACAAGGCAAGGCTGGCCGCGTGCGCTGTCTCGGAGGTGTTTGCTTTCGTGGCGGCGTTGTTTTTGCAGGTTCATGCCAGACCTCTCTTGAAAGTAAAATTCCTCACCGCTCCGCAGCGCCGACATTTCAAAACCACTTTTCTGTAATTCCCGTCAATCTGCTGGAACTGGTGTCTGCATGGATCACTCATGCTTCCTCCGGAAACTGCAAATAAACTCCACGCTGCTCAAAGTCGGCCTGCATCGTTTCCAGATACTTCGATAGTTGCGGCTTGGTCATAATCGAAGTCACCGGCCAGCACTTCATCGCTTCCAGCTTGCTTTCATACGGAAGCGGCTTGATAACCTTGTCGTAGGTTTCGCGGAACTCGGCATCGTCGGCGCGCAGGATCGGAACGCCGTGATGCAGCTTGCAGTAGCATTTCCATCCAAGCGCATCATCCTCGCGCAACTCTCGCGCAAGTTGCTCGTACCACGCATGACTGATGGAATTCTGGTCAAGGCTGCGCGCCTTGCCGACCTTCGCGCTTACCTTCAGGTACTTGTTCTGACGGTATGCCTCGCGGATGTCGCCAATGAACGACTGTAAAGACATTTCACTGTTCACAGTCCAGGAACTCATGCGAATAGCCTCTGCTGCGCGCTCTCTTGCTCTACCATCTTCACAGCATGAGTGATGCGCGCCACAGCCACAGGGAAATAATCCAGCGGTTTACCATCCTTGTCCTCGTCCAATTCGGTACCGATGTAATTAAACCCTTCGAGAATCGCCGCCTTGCCTCCGCTCCCACTACCCATGAACAGATCCAGTCCGGTACCGCCCGGTGGTGTAACAAGCCGCCACAGGTAGCGCATCAATTCTGTTGGTTTGACAGTGGGGTGATGGTTGCTGTTGCTGTTGCTGTTGCTGTTGCGTTGGTATGCGTTGTCGATTGGCGTGTCACGTCCATCGTGACTGTATTGGCGCGGCGCAAGATGTTCGCAACCTTCGCTGCGGTCTTGCTTGGTGGTTTTGGCGCAGTAGAAGAAACGTGCAGCACTTTTTTCAGTTTCAATGCGCGCACGGTGGTCAAGTGCTGGGCGCATACCGCCGAATATTCCATTCGGTGACTGCCTGCATTTCCCATGGTTTACCAAATCTCCTTGCTGTCCGTTTGCATCAGGAAACACATCCAGCACTTCGTCGCTTCCATCATGGATTAGATTGGCCGGCCAACGTCCAAGAATATTCGGCGCAGAACGCTCTACGGTTTCGCCTTCTTGCCCCGGCACAACCGTGAGCTTCTTTGCCGCTCCTCCCCATTCAGGAGTTCCAATCTGTGGTGCTTTCCCATCCGGCCATTCAACTCGGCATCCGTCGATATTTAGCGCGCCTGTACCAAACCGCAGCACGTTGTCAGCCACGGTACCGATCAGCGGCTTTCTGGCGACGACAATAGGCTCGTGCGCCGGCTTGAGTGCAGTACCAAAGCCTTGCCATTGTTTCGCCGCATCAGTCGTTGGTTCGGTGACCTCTTTCCATTTCAATTCCTCAATCGGTTCGCTTCCAACAAGCTCGCTTCCTCCTCGAGCAGCGCGGCATCCACCCCGCACCATTTCCCCGGTACCAGAACGCTCTGCGCCAGCCATCTTGTCCAGCGCCTTGCTCACATCCATAGACTTCGGAAACCCAGACCCATACACCCACATGATTTGATCGCGGATCTCGAACCCCGCATCCTCGATGGCGCAGGTCATGCGGTGATAGGTGCGGCTGCCAGAGAAGGCCAATAAATGTCCGCCAGGTTTCAATACTCGCAGCGCCTCGCGCCACATATCCACGTTGTATGCAATTCCAGTACTATCCCAGCTTTTCCCCATGAATCCCAACTCATACGGAGGATCAGTTACGATTGAATCTACACTGCAGTCAGGCATGGAGCGCATAACTTCCACGCAGTTTGCGCGGTATAAAGTTGCATTTCCAATAATCACCTTGTCGCTCATGCCGCCTTCCTCTCCCGCAACTCGAACAGCCCGGCCTTGTCCTCGTTCAACAGCAGATACAGCCGCGCCATGTCCGGCGTCCTGTGATCGTTGAGCTTCCATTCGCCGGCAGTCTCGCGCACCGCCGAACGATGGCGCATGACCTCCACAATCGTCCTCGCCGAATACCGGCGCCATCCGTGTGACCAAACAGAGTTTGCCGAGCGCGCGAAATACTCGAATACATGCCAGTTTTCCACCAGCCAGTCTGAGAAGTCGGCGCGGAATTTCCCGGGATGCAGAGATACCAGGGCAACGGCTTGGGTGATGTTCATGCCTCGACTCCTTCCACGATCCGCGACTTGCCGATGATTTCGTGCAGCTTGGCGATATTTGCGGCGGCCTGCTCCGCATCTACGCTCTGCCTTCCAGGTGCCGGCAACGACTCGCGCCTGATCGGAACTTCGTTTGGCAGCTCGCCGCTGCGGATGCGCTTCTCGGCAAAGTCCAGCGCAGCCGCCCAGCGCTTGCTGATCGCCTGATACGGGAAGTTGCGCAAGTCCTGCCCGATGGAGGCTGCCGCCCAATACACTACCGGGCTGCTCCAGCGGTCTTTCCCGGCATCGCGCAGGCGCATCTGCTCGGTTGCCTCGATGAAGGCGCGCTCCGGGTCGATGGCCGGGCGGCAGGCTTTCAGGAATTCCGGCAGCGAGGGCGGCCAGTCGTACAGCTTTCGGCAAGTGACGATACCGGCCTTCACCTCGTCCAGCGTCAGCCCTTCCTCGTCGAACGCTTCCGCCCACGCCTCGCGCCAGTTCTGGATCGCCTGCGCATTGGCGAACGCGCTGCGCCACTTGTGCGGGTAGCTGCCGTCCAGCCGATTGAACAGCCGATCCATCATCGTCAGCGGCTTGGCGCTGTCGGCGAATTGGCGCGGCGTCAGCCAGGCCGAGCTATGCGTGTTCGATAACGCGCCCATGATCCCCCCCGTTGGTTGCTTGCTGATCCCCGTTTACGTACGCCACAGGGTCGAACTTGGCCGGCTTTGCGGTTGACGGCTGGCGCGCCGGCGGTTCAGCGTCGGCGCGCAGCCTGCGGTGTTTGGCAGACTGCATCAGCGACTTATCCCATTCGGCCTGCGTGCGCCGGGTGTCAGGCTGCGTCAGCCAGTAGGCGACGAACTCAGGCCTGTCGCTGTCGATCAGTGGTGCGCCGGATTGCCTGGCCATATCGGCAACATGATCCGAAGGAATCCAGTCGGCGTGCATCGCAAACTGCGCGCCTAGTTGACTGGCAGGTTTTATATCTTCTCTTCTCTTCTCTTCTCTGGTCCGCTTTTTGTCCGTATTTGGTGCGGACATTTTGCGCGCCTCTCTTTTACGCTGCGTTTCCTGCGCGCGACGCTTGGCGCATTGGCCGTTATGCTCGTCAAACTCAGGCATGGAAAGGCTTTCGCCGTTATTTATCAGCCATCCAATAGCGATCATTGCAGCCGAAAATCCATTCCACCCAAGATATTCATCCATAACTTCCGGACTATATCCGTCCAGCTGTCCGTCATCGGTGTGCGCATCAAACAGACACCAGACCGCGTGCAATCCGCCGATTACGCGCAGCTTGTCCGCCTTCAATGCGGACATCATGCGGACAACCTTTGGATGGGTGTGCAGGTCGGCGCGCATCTTGATCCAGTCGCCGGCCATTATTCGTGTCCTATTCCAGCCACGCGCGCTAGGCGCTCTTGGTATATCTTGGCCACCATGTCCAGACCAAGCACCTTCACCATGACCATTTCGCGCAGGAGTTCCGATTCCGTCATCCCCATTTCGTTGGCGATGCGCTGGAACCCCTCCTTGATCTCGTACGGGATGCGTGCCTTGACCTCTTCGGTACACTTGCCGAATGGATTTGACGTGACCGATCTAGATTCCAGCGGCACGCCATTATTTAAGTCGTCATCCATTTACCCTCCCATCAAAAAGAAAACCACCCTCGGCTCTTCGCATTTTTTCAACCCGGTTAAGGGCGCCATGGATGGTTTTGTTTTTCATTCCCTACAGTCTTTCCCCTCATCAAATACAGTGCTTGCCGTATCGAGCCATTTACAGCAACGCGCTAATGTTCAAACTGCGGGAACTGCACACCCCAAAAATCGGAGCGACGTAATAAAAAAGCCAGCGCGTAAATGCGCTGGCGAAGGCCGACCAGTGAAACTGAGAGGTAAAAGGCTGGTCAGCAAGGAAGTCATGGTTTAGGCGGATTTCCTGTTGGATCGCCGCATTACGCGCCTGTGCAACATCGAAATGGCACGCACGTTATCGAAGCGAGGGTTAGCATGGTTTCCACCAAGTATCCGCGACACAGTTCCTTGAGGGATTCCGGTCTCATCTGAAATGGCAGCCTGCGTAAATCCAAGCTCTTGCAAATCCGAAAGCATGTCTTTGGGGGATTTCATGCCAGCAATGATACGAGTTCGTATAGGCGATGTCAATACGCAATCGTTAATTTCGCAAACGTATAATCAAAACATGGATTTCAAACAATGGCTGGCAAGTGAGATTGAGGCGCGTGGGATTTCCCAGGCCGAACTTGCGCGCTTATCGAAAGTGCCACAGCCAACCATTCAAAGAATCTTGAGCGGAGAAACTGGCGATCCTAGAGGTTCTACGATTGATAAGTTAAGGCACGCTCTTGGAGCGTCTAATGGGGGGGCGACAAAGCTGATAAGCAATATAAGCAAAATAGCACCACTAGACCCTGTAATAGCAGACCTGTCCACTCTTGAGCCTGAGCAGGCTGATATGTGGCGGGATCGTTTAATAGAAGCTGAGGCGCGAATCAAGCGCATAAAATCAGAAATAAGAGCCGCCGCAAAACAGGCGCGCCAGCAACAGGAGGCAGGAAAAGCAGGTATTGCTGATCCACCTCCGTTATACGAAGAGCGGCGCATCCAGAATTGAAACTCGTTGCCCGAGACGGGGTGCGCCTATGCTTGAATGCTGGCAACGATGCCACGCAGCTTCACCTACCGCTATATGATGTTAGGTAGAACGATGCAGGATGATACCGAGAGCGCGAACGCGCCATTTAACCAGGAGGATTTTTTCAACTTAACCAAAGGACAAACCACCATGAAACGCATTATCTTGATCGCAGCACTTGCCGCATTCAGCACTGCAGCGATGGCTGATAAGTACGTCAAGGGCTACACCCGCAGCGATGGGTCGTATGTGGCTCCGCATTACCGATCTGACGCTAATTCCAACCGCTACGACAACTACAGCAGCAGCGGAAATAGCAACCCGTACACCGGCCAGCGCGGAAGCCAGCGCAACGAGTACAGCACCACGCCGCAATATAACGACAGCTTCAATAATGGATACGGCAAGACGCTGAACCGCATTTACGGCAACGACAACGACTAAAGTCGCCCACCCCATCAAGCCGCCTTCGGGCGGTTTTTTTTCGCCAAAAAAACACCCCATAGTAAAAAATGCAAATAAATATGCATTCTCGTATTGACTTATGCAATACGTTTGCGTATAGTTCACTCAATCCCGCAGTTCACCGCTGGATACCAGCAACAAGCGACCGCTAGACGAGTGTGAGCCGAAGCGAATGGTCAGCAACCCAAAGACTCATGGGGCTTGGTTGAAAGAATGCAGCCGGGAGGCTACCAAACGAGTAAACGCGCTGGAACGTAGTAGCAGCAACAGTCGGCAGCATGGAAGCGTGTGGATCAATAGCTCCGTGAGCATGAAGAAGCGAGCCGTCGGCAGCCGGATTTCCCCGGATTGCAAGCCGGATGAGGTTCAGATGCTTCCATACTGCCGATTGTGAAGTGGCAATTACGGAATTGCGCGACCAATCACGCCTCGGCCTGATAAGCGCAAAGCAGCCTGAGAGCTTTACAGGCCGACCGCTGGTAGTGCGATAGAAACCAGCCCAGCTCTAGGTCGAGCATGGACAACTAAACGATGGAGGCAGTCATGATCGCTAAACATACACCTGGGCGCTGGGGCGAGTTGAATGGGGAAATTCTAGCCGGAGATGATGATGTATTTATTTGTGATGCGTCGGAAGGTAAAACGGCAACAGGATTGCTACCGATTGACGAACGCACCGCCAACGCTCGATTGATTGCAGCCGCTCCTGAACTGCTGGCGGCGCTTGAGGCGATGTTCGACAAGTACGGCAACAAGAATCCGAAATTAGATTGCGAAGTATTGGCTAACGCCAGAGCCGCAATCGCAAAAGCAACTAACCAGTAACGGAGGCAATTATGCACGCCCACTTACTACGCGCAGAGAGCAACGCATTCAACGCAGAACTCAACGCCTATTTCCGCAAGGAACAGCAAGCAGATGCGCGTGATGAGGCTGTAAATGATGCACTGAAATACAGGATGAACGAAGCCCTGACCGATGAGGCGATATTTGAAACGCTCGACCAAGGCTATGAGGTTGTATCGGCCTACAAGTCGCAAGTAATGAGCGCCCTGCTCCACCTGGACGATGCGCGCAAAGGCAAGCCGGAGGCGATGACTGCGGTACTGGATGCTCTGAAACAAATGAAAGACAACATCGAGCGAGTCCTGCGCGATGAAGCCGAAGCGGAATATGACGGGAGGATGGAATGAGCAGCCAAGAGCAGATGATGAGCGCCGTTGATTCCGCGATGGATCGGATATTCGGACGCAAGCAGCAGACGCGAGAAGAGATACAGGAGCAGCTTGAGCGAGCGGAGGATGAGTTCATCGCGCGCAAGGAAGCGGAGGCCGAATAATGCACCCGCTGACCAAATTCCTATGCCTTGTGCTGCTTCTGGATGCGTCCTTTTTGACTGTGCTTTCCTTGTATTCGGGGATCCTATGACTCTCACCTACCAACACATAGCAGTAAAACAGAACCGCCGGGCTGCTGTCGAACTTGAGCAGCAGTGCATGGACTTGCTGTCGAAACAAGCTGCACCGTTCTTCGTGATCGTGATGCTGGCAGCAGCAGCTACGGTTCTTTGGTACATCACGGCAGACTACCGCATCAACGCTGCCGAGAAGCAGCGCGAGAACGAAATCATCAGCGCGAAGCTGGCAGCGTGTGCTAACGGTCATGCGGTAAAGCTGGGCGATGCTTGGCTGACATGCAAGGTTAAACGCTACGAGGTGAAGAAATGAAAGAGGCGCGCGTGGTTGTGGACAGTTGCCGGGAATGTCCTTTTTCAGAAGAAAGTACTATATCGCCAAGGATTAAACTTTGCTGCCATCAAGATGATAAACAGGTTCGTGCTGATGAAATTGACGAATCATGCCCGTTGGACGATTTCAGTCTGGAGTTAACTAAATGAGACACATCATCCGCTTCATTCAGGCGCAGATCGACAAACTAGTGCGCGCCTACCAGTTCATCAACGATGTTCTGTACTACTGGCAGCGTCACGGTGATTTCAGGCTTGCGGTTGACTTAGCTCATTCGGTTATCAAGAAATGAACGCCTTACACGCCAGAATCGATGCGCACGCCGAGCGCGCACACGAAGAACTTAGGCAGATGGCGCAGCAGGCCAAGGACGCGATAGCCGTCAAGGTTGGATGGATGGTTCGGAGTAATGGGCAGATCCGGCGCTACCGCAATGCGCGAAAGAATGAGCATGCGAGTTAATCCACCACCACAACAGCCTGACTTGGCGAAACGCGCAGCAAGGCAGGCTGGGCTGACAAAGTTCCAAGGAAGCCCCTGCAAGAACGGCCATAACGGCATCAGATACACCAGCACCGGGCAATGCGTCGATTGCATCCCGTTTTACAGACAGAGAAAAAAGGAGAATTGAAATGAATGCACCAGCAGTAGCAGAAAAGAACCATGTAGCCGCATTTAGCGGTTTCATGGACAAGCTGAAGCCTCAACTTGCGAGAGCCTTGCCTTCGCACATGAACGCCGACCGCATGGCGCGCCTGGCGCTTACGCAGTTCAGCACGACACCAGCTCTGCAGCAGTGCGATCCGAAAAGTATTGCCGGGGCGATTATGACGGCTGCGCAGCTTGGGCTTGAGCCTGGTATTAACGGCCAAGGCTACCTGATCCCGTACAAGGAAACCTGCACCTTCGTTCCGGGATGGAAGGGGCTGGTCGATCTGGTTGCGCGCAGCGGAAGGGCAACCGTCTGGACTGGCGCGGTGCGTCCAGGCGACGAGTTCGAGTACCAGCTGGGCGATACGCCTTTCTGCAAGCACAAGCCTGGCGACGAGGACGACGACGCGCCATTCACCCATGTCTATGCCATCGGTCGGGTGCGCGATGCCGCCATGCCGGTGATCGAGGTATGGAGCCGCGCGAAGGTGCTGAAACACCTCAAGAAATACAACAAGGTCGGCAATCGCCACTATGCGAACACGGACGAAAACAACCTGGAAATGTACGCCCGGAAGTGCGCGCTGCTGCAGGTGCTGAAATACATGCCTTCAAGCATCGAACTGGCAAACGCCATCACCGCCAGCAACGCCGCCGAGGAAGGCCACGGAGTCACAATCGAGAACGGCATCATTGTGGATATGGGTGGCAACGAAGAGCGCCATGTGCGTGCCGAGATCGCAGAATGCACGCCAGAGCAGTTCGCAGAGCTGGCGAAGGAATGGGAGCCGCTGGTGCGAGGCAAGAAGAAAACCGCCAAGCAGGCCATCACAGCAATGAACACCATCGCAAAGCTGACTGACGAGCAGCAGATGCAAGTCGATGCCTGGATGCAGGAGGGGCAATAACATGGAACAGCACGATCTGATTCAAGGAACGCCGGAATGGCACTCTCACCGCGCTACACACTTCAACGCCAGCGATGCACCGGCCATGCTCGGGATTAGCCCGTACAAGTCGCGCAGCCAATTGCTGCATGAAATGGCTACCGGAATCACGCAGGAAGTCGATGCGCAGACTCAACGCCGATTCGATGACGGCCACCGCTTCGAGGCTCTTGCCCGACCGCTGGCCGAGAAGATTATCGGCAAGAAGCTCTACCCGGTTATCGGATCGGAAGGTAAGCTGTCTGCGTCTTTCGACGGCCTGACCGCCGACGATACTATCTGCTTTGAGCATAAGACGCTGAACGACTCCCTGCGCGCAATCGAGCATTCCGAGATCCCGGAACACTACCGCGTCCAGATGGAGCAGCAGCTTCTTGTTTCCGGTGCTGTGCGCTGCCTATTCATGGCCTCGCGATGGGATGGCGAAGAACTGGTCGCGGAAGTTCATTGCGAGTACGAGCCGGACATGGAAATGCGCGCCCGCATTGTCGCCGGATGGGCGCAGTTCGAGAAAGACCTCGGAAACTACAAGCATGTTGAACATGCAGAGAAGCCCAAGGCCGAAGCCATCATGGACTTGCCTGCCCTCTCCGTACAGGCCACCGGCATGGTGACATATTCCAACCTGCCGGAATTCAAGGCCGCAGCAGAGCAATACATCGCCAACATCAATACCGAACTGGTGACGGACGAGGACTTTGCCAACGGCGAAGCCACGGTCAAGTTCTGCAAGTCCACCGAGGAACGGCTGGAAGTGACGAAGAAAGCCATCCTCGCGCAGACCGCCAGCATCGACGAAGTAATCCGCACGGTTGACCACATCCAGGCGCAGCTCCGCGACAAGCGGCTGATGCTGGACAAGCTGGTGAAATCGGAGAAGGAGGCGCGCAAGGCAGCCATGTGCGATAAAGCACGAGTCGCATTCAACGACCACTTCAACGCGCTGCAATCGGAAATATCAGGGGTTCGCCTCGTTGTTCAACATCCGGACTTCGGCGGCGCGATCAAGGGGCTTAAATCGCTGGCCTCGATGCAGGATGCGCTGGATACCGCGCTGGCAAACGGGAAGATCGAGACGGATTCCATTGCGCGCGACATACGCGCAAAGCTGGACTGGTGCAAAGAGAACGCAGCCGGTCACAGCGCCCTCTTCCACGACCTGCAGCAGATCATCAGCAAGCCTATGGAGGACTTCGCGCTGACCATCACCAGCCGGATCGAGAAGGCCAAGGCCGACGAAGCGGCACGGATGGAAGCCGAAAAACAGCGCATCGAGGCAGAAGCCAAAGCCAAGGCAGAGCGCGAAGCCGCAGCCAAGCTGGCCGCAGAAGAGGCACGCATCCGGGCAGAGGAACGCGCAAAGGCCGAGGAAGAGGCCAAGGCGCGCGCCACGGTTGAGGCAGAGAAATACGCAACAGATCCAGAATACCAGCCTAATACGCCTGACCGCGCAACGACTCTCAAGGCCGCGATTGCGGACGCCAAAGACGGCGTGAAGCCAACTACTGCTCGCCGCCCTACCCGCGTCCAAATGATCGAGGTGATCGCGCTCAATTACTGCGTTTCGGAAGAGACGGCATTCAACTGGCTGCGCGCCGAGTTCGCGGAGGTGGCAGCATGACTATCATCATCGGATCGGGGGCGAATTTCACAATCACAGAAATCGACGGAAAGCCTGCCGCGCAAGTAGAAGCGATCCTGATATGCAGCAGGGTTAAATATATCTCTGACGCATCAGGACTGCAAAAGACATACGACAACTTCGATTTCCGCTTCACGGCCAGCCCGAAAGCATTAAAGCTGCTTGCAAAGCAACTGCACGAAATGGCTGATGAAGCAGAAGAGCTTGAAGGACGCACGAAATTTTCTCCGGAGGAAGAATGACCGACATTATCAGGGTAGTTCGCCAGTTCACCGAGGCGGTAGGCTGCACCACCGATCAATTCAACGTGCGGCAGACTGCGCTGTACACAGGGCTTCAAGCGGAAGAATTCTGCGAGAAGATACAGGCTTTACTGGATGGGCTTGATTTCAACGAAAGAACACATATTCAAACGATGCGGCTTATGCACTTGCGAGATGTGTTGCATGACGTTCAGCATGGAATGAAGGCCGGTGAATTTGACGAGGCTTTCAAGATGGCCGACCGCGCCGCCATGCTCGATGCGGACATCGATCTAGCCTGGGTGACTATCGGCAGCGCACTATCCCAAGGCGCGGACGTTGAAGGCGCTGCCGGTGAGGTGGCTCGGGCGAATCTGGACAAACTGGTGGAGTGCGAAGAACAGCACCTCGGAATAGATAGACCGCTTAAAGATTGTCCGAAGTGCAACGGTAATTTGCGCTACCCAATCAAAGACGCCAACGGCAAGGTTCGCAAGCCGGAAGGCTGGACTCCGCCGAACATTGAGCCGTTTGTGTGCAAGGTATAGACCGAAATGACTGACCATACCGCACTAGCAACAAAGATTCTTTCGCAGCTTGGATTTTGCACTGGCGAAAGCATGGAGCGCGGAGTTGACACGCGCCGAGACAAGATTGTTGAAATGCTCGAAGCAGCCACCGCACAAAGCCAGCAGCGGATTGCGGAGCTTGAGGCTAATGCTATGGACTTAGCCCGTATTCACGGTGAGGGCTTTGCTAATTCGGTGACTCCACTCTTGAAAGAGGTTTCAGAACTGAGGGCGCAACTTGCAGCATCAAACGAGAAGCTGGCAGCGCAGCAGGCAGCATTTCATGTGAACATGCTGCGCGCATGGCCTGAGAAATCGCACGACGAAATAGCGGCAGCCATTGACAAGGTAATGCCTTGTGGAGAACTCACCGCCATCAAGGCAGCGGAGTATGAGCGGGGCTATGCAGAATCACAGGAACGCTACCAATACGACGATGAGGATATGCAAGCGTGCCACGAAAAAGCATATAAGTTAGGCAAGCAAGCCGGACGCGCAGAGGCTGAGAAGGCAGCGATGGAGCAGGAGTGCATCGGGCGCGTAGTGCATGGCAGCGTAATTTTGAATTGCGATACACCGCCAGAGGGCGCTATTTACACCAAGCCCTTCTCGCAGCAGAAGCCGCTGAGTGAAGTGCAGCTTGAGACATTGCTTTATGCAGTTGAGCGCAAGTTTCCGAATGAAACAAGATATGAAACCGCATTGCGCTACATACGCCAAGTAGAAAGTGGCGCGGCATGTAAAAGCGAAGCCTCCCACGGAATAACAGGAGATAAGAATGCCAACTAAGTCAGGAGACATGACTTCCGCAGAGCGTGAAGTTAAATGCGCAGAAGAACTGTGTAAACTAGCGAATCAGCGATTCGCCCTGCAACAGCAACTCACCGAAGCCAAGGCCAAGAACGAGCGATATGCGGCAAACCTACGCGCAGCGATTGGCGCTTTGACAGAAGAGAACGAGCAGCTGCAAGCGCATAATGCGATGCTGGAGGATGCTTTGCAAGCAATGGCTGATGATGGATGGCTGTATCATGGTGCTGAAGGCATGAGCGAACCACAGCAGAAAGTTTACGCAGCAATCAATGCCACCGCCGAATCCACTCAGCAATGGCTCGATGGCGTGAAGGCGCAGGCAAGAGCGGCGGCGCTGGGTAAGTACGCTCCGCCTTGCGGGTGGAAGATGCTGCATAGGCTGTTCACGCAAAGCGCAGCAACCTTAGTCAAGTCAGTACAGGGTTATCCAGATCCTGAATACACGGCCACTCAAAAGCGCGAACAGTATGAAACCATGCTTGCATCAGCACAGCACGTTATCGACTACGGCGACTCGGCACTAAAGGCGATTCTTCGCACGTCCTTAGAGAATGGCGTCAGCGTTTTCGTTGACCAAAAAAAGCATGACTTGATGGGGGTGCGGCATGACTGACTCATTCCTCACCCAGCACCAAGTGGCCGAATACATCGCCAAAAAGCTGGCCGTGTCCGAGCGCCAGGTTTACGACAGGTGGGTTCACTTCCCGTCATTCCCCAAGCCGATCCTACTGCCGACCATCGGCAAGACCCCGCGCAAACGGTACAACCAAGCGGAGATCATCGAGTGGACGGAGAATCAAAGGAGGGCGGCGTAATGAGTTTGTTTCAATGCGAGGAATGCGGTTGTGTCGAGAATACTGCAACAGCAAGCCAAGGTTTTGTAGTCCTAGCGGATTGCTTCGACTGGAGCGGCATGGAAGAAAAGCGCGGAAAACTACTTTGTAGCGCGTGCGGCCCAACGCGCTACGCCGACGGGAAGCAAACCAGGTACGGCAAATGGCACGAACGGTTCCCGCGAACCTTTCTACCAAAAGGAATGTTCAGGACGGCAAGAAACGGGAACCTTGAGCACAAAGAAACAGGTGAGCAGGACTACCACAAGTACGCATTGCATAAGGATGCAGTCATATCTCAGCAATCACACACTTCCGCCATAAAGCCTTTGTTTTAAGCCGCTATCGGTGCCTCTTCTGGGCACCAATCATAAATCGGCTCGCGCAAGCGGGCCTTTTTATTTTCATGCCCCAGCTCTCTTCCGGGCTGTAAATCCCGGCCGAAAACAAAAACGCAGTGTACATCTGACACTGCGTTTTCAGTGTTGTCCATGCCGCTATCGGCCTATTCGAACGGATGGCGCAGTACGATGGTTTCGTCGCGATCCGGCCCGGTAGACACCATGTCCACCGGCACACCGCAGACCTTCGCGATGCGCTCCAGGTAGTTGCGTGCGGCCTGCGGCAGGTCCTCGTAACGCTGCACGCCGACCGTGCTTTCGCTCCAGCCCGGCAATTCTTCGTACACCGCCTCACAGTCCGCCAGCGCATCTGCACCAGCCGGCAGGATGTCGCTTTCCACGCCATCGATGCGGTAGCCCACACCGATGCGCACGCTTTCCATGCCGTCCATCACGTCCAGCTTGGTGACGCACAGCCCGGATACGCCGTTGATCTGGATCGAGCGCTTGAGTGCGGCCGCATCGAACCAGCCGCAGCGGCGCGCGCGCCCCGTGGTGGAGCCGAACTCATGGCCGCGCTTGGCGAGCCCCGCACCGATCGGGTCGCATTTGTCCACCGCGTCGTACAGTTCGGTCGGGAACGGCCCGGAGCCGACTCGCGTAGTGTAGGCCTTGGTGATGCCCAGCACGTAGTCAAGCATCTGCGGCCCTACCCCCGCCCCGGCGCAGGCCGCGCCGGCGATGCAGTTGCTCGACGTGACGTACGGATAAGTGCCGTGGTCGATGTCCAGCAGCGAGCCCTGCGCACCTTCGAACAGCAGGCCCTTTCCGGCCTTGTTGGCCTCGTACAGCGCGCGCGGCACGTCCATCACCAGCGGCTTGATGCGCTCGGCCAGCGCCAGCGTGTCTTCCAGAGTCTTCTGGAAATCGACCGTCGCGGCATGGAAATAGTTCTTCAGCACGAAGTTGTGGTAGTCCAGCACCTCGCCCAGCTTCGCGGCGAAACGCTCGCGATGGAAGATGTCCTGCAGGCGGATCGCGCGGCGCGCCACCTTGTCCTCGTAGGCTGGGCCGATGCCGCGCCCGGTGGTGCCGATCTTGGCGTCGCCCTTCGCCGATTCGCGCGCCTTGTCGACCGCCTCGTGGTAAGGCAGGATCAGCGGGCAGGCTTCGGATATCTTAAGACGACCGTAGACGTCGATACCAGCCTGCTGCAACTGGTCCATCTCCTTGAGCAAGGCCTGCGGCGACAGCACCACGCCGTTGCCGATATAGCACATCACATGGCCGCGCAGGATGCCGGACGGGATCAAGTGCAGCACGGTCTTCTGCCCACCGATCACCAGCGTATGGCCGGCGTTGTGCCCGCCCTGGAAGCGCACCACGCCATGCGCGTGATCGGTCAGCCAGTCGACGACCTTGCCCTTGCCTTCATCGCCCCATTGGGTGCCGATTACCACTACGTTCTTAGCCAT